ATGAAGCGTAGTGAGCATTTCAACGTTGTTGCTGGCAAGTGGTTGAATGGTTATTCCTTGTCGGTTAACGGTCGCAAGTATGCTATATCTGGTGTTAGTCCGGATAATAAGCTTGTTTTGCATTGTTTAGATGCTAATGGTATTGTTTGTGAATATTCGGATTTGTCGTTAGGTTCTTCCCACATCTTTGTGAACGATTGCGACCATGTGATTTGTGATGCGAGGCGGGTATTTGTTGACGGGAAATCCCACCATGAGCTTTATGTTGTGGACAAAGGTGACGAATGGCGTTCTTATTGGGTTGAGGGTTCTTATGTCATAGGTGCTAATTGCTGTACTATTCGTTCTATTTCAGACTTTCTCCGCGAGAAGAATAAGTTTTTCTGTGGTGACATTGTGGCTAAGTACGATGGTGGTGTTTCCACTTACTACTTTGTGGATGCTTTTACAGATGTTTCGGGTATTTTCACGGTTGTGTTCAGCTACTTGGATAGTGATGGTAAAATTGCTCATTGCTATTCCGACAAGGGGATGTATCGTATTCGTGAAGAGGTTGCGTTTGAGCATTGGCTTTCCCGTGGATTCAAGTACGACAATGAGAACAATACGTTGTGTCCCATCTTTTATGAGTTAACTGACAATTCCTATGTTTTTTATTGTAGCGACGAGCCAGTTTCGGTTCTTGCTAACTGGAAGATAGGTACTTATGGCTTTGCTAAGGATAAATTTCCCCTCATTGTGCCTTTTCACAAGTTCAATCCCGACAATATTGGTGGAAGTTTGCAGCACAATGTTGTAAAACAGCAATAAAAGTTTACATTTTAGAGAAATTTTTCCTATATTTGCATTGAGATAATATTAAAATCGTTAACAAATGACATATTTATATCTGTTATCTTTATTAACACTTGTTGCATACATTGGTTATGCTTTGAAGGTATGCGGACTGCCTGCATCGCTTTCAGATACCTACTACATTTTGAAGGAGAAGCACCGTCCTTCTTGGCTGTTTCAGCTTGCTATGGTTCTCTGTCCTATGCTTCTTGTTCCCGTATGGCTTGAATTGTCTTCTGACAGTGTTCAGTTTCTTTCTTTCTTGGCTTGTGGCGGTCTGATGTTTGTCGGTACAGCGCCTTTGTTCAAGGAGGAGTTTCAGAGGAAGGTTCACTTCGGTGGGACTATAGTAGCTGGATTGGGCACTACCTTGTGGCTGTTGTTCTCTGGTATGTGGTATATCCCTTCCGCTTTCTTCTTTGTGTCGGGCATTGTCATGCTGTTCAAGAAAAAGTGGCTGTTCTGGCTGGAAATGGCGTTGTTTGCGAGTGCTTATACTGGATTGTTGGTTAAAATGATGTTTGGATGATGGAAAGAAAACTGTTTGATGGATGGGGTCTGTTTATAACCAAAGACTTGTCCTATGTAGGCTTTTTCACGGATGATAGAGTTTGCTTGATAGATATAGAGGCTGATGGAATACAAATCATTGAGAAATCCGATTTCAAGGAGGACTATTTACTTTCCCCTACCGAGGAGGATATGGTTAAGTTCCGTGCTACTTTAGAAAAAGCTGGAAGTGGGTTTAGAGATAAGATTTTGGAAATAATGAAAAAAAATAGTTATGAATTTGAGTTTTAAACAAGCTATAGACCTTCACCAGTGCCTTCGCTACATTGAAGCTTGCCAAGAGGCTATATACGGTAACGACAATACGAGTGACAACATAGAGGTCGGGGACGTATCTGTGACGTTTCACTTTGACGATGGCGAAACCTTTTTGGATAGCTTGATTGTTTCCGGTTCGGAGTGCAAGAAGGGTCGTATTGATGTTGAAGACTATTTAAGAGAATGATATGGAGTTATATTTAGAACCTATTTACCGTGACCGGAATTGCAAGGGGCAGTTCAACAAGGGTCACAGATTGAGATTTGGAGGGCGACCTTGTTCCGAGGAAACTAAGAAGAAGCTGTCGGAGATTATGAAAAAGAGGATAGCTGACGGTTCTACCAAGATGCCTCATTTTCAGAAGGCTGTAATAGTCATTAAGGACGGTCGGATTGTGGGTCACTATCCTTCCGCTACGGAGATGGCTCGCAGGCTGGGAATTACCAAGTCGATTATTATTCGTGTCTGCTTGGGTATTCGCAAAAGCTATCGTGGATGCAATCTTTTTTACGAGTGTGATTCAGATAAATGGATGAAACTAATTAAAGAATGAGATTATGAACATGTTTAATACGAACTCAACGACCGTCATGCAGTCCAAGTTGTTGCTTGGCTTGGGTATTGACCCTCGGACGGCAGATTTGACCTTGCACGACGAGGAACGCGACATACCTCTTTGGAGTATGATGCGTCTGATAGACATGATTCCCGGCTTTATTGTGGATGATGATGGTTATACATACTCATTTACCATAAGTAAGGGGACATACGTGTATAATCTGTCCTATACCCGTAAGACCAAGCATGGGGAGAAGACTTTAATCTCCTTTCACAATCCGGTAGACAGCTTTGGCGAAACGGTCATTCTGATTATCAAATGGCTGTTTGATATGAAGCTGTTTCCGACCAAATATATGGCGAAATACGTTAAAAAGAAATGAAGTTGACTATTTACTGGACTAAGGAGGCTATGCACAAGCCTTCCGATGGTTCACCAAGAATGTATGACCGTATTGTCAAACGCTTCGGATTCTCTGATTATATCAGCATCAATGGTGAAACACCCGTTGATGTTAAGGAGATTGACCTTCCGGATTTGAAGGTTGCCGAGGAGCGTGGCTACATACAGATAAGAAACAAGTGATATGAATGAATATGAAGATACACATGTAGTTGTTTCCGAACGGGAAGCACTAATATCCACTGTCAGCTATAATATTATGGCTACTAACGACCTTGCTTGTGCTACAGTGATATTTGCACTGTTTAGGTTAAGGAAAAGTCCCTTTTACCGCTTTCGTGTAAAGCAGTTGGCGAATAAGGTTGAGCTTGAAAGAAGTAGATATGAGAAGGTAATAAATGCTATGATGGCTGATTCTTCCGCTAAGTTTGCCGATTCCAATGATATTTTCATGGACGCTATTCAAGATGAAATCGATGCTCTGTTTAATTCTATTAAAAGTGAGTATAACAAGGCTTGTGTCGAGGATTCGGAGCTTTTCAGTTGGCTGGAAATGGCAAGGACTATGTGTGATTACAGTTGTTGCCAGTTGAAGTACCGCAGGCAGGAGATGATTGCCAAAGACCCTTCGTTCAAGAGACTTAAATTTGCCCATTTAGACTTGAATAAGATGTCACAGCTAATGAATGAGCTTATGAAGGCTTTAGTTCCCGATGTGGATTTGAATACTGATGTGTGCAACAAGGCTATTCGGGAATTAGGAAAAAAGCTGATTGACCCGGATATTATTGCTAAGTCATTGTTAAGACAAGAATAACTAACCATTATAACTAAAAGTTATAGTATAAAAAATGTAAAAATGAAAGAAGTAACTAAATTGGTTCTACACCATGATTTGGAGGATTTGGTAAAATATCAGACCTCAGAGATAAAGTCTATGTTTGAGATGTACTCACAAGCAGTTAAGGATGGATGTGAAGAAGAGTTTGACTGTGCCATATCTATAAAGAAGGATATTCTGATATGTTTGAGTATGCTTAATGAAATATCTATGAGTGAAGATGATTTAGAAAAGAAGTTTGAAACTGACATAAATTTGAATTAAAATGGACGTAAATAGAATTGAAGTAGAGGGAAATCTTACAAAAGACCCGGAATTGAAGACAAGTAAGAACGGTCAAAGTTTTGCATTTATTACAGTATGCGCAAGCTATCCTAAAGGCAAATCTCCTAATGTGGAATGGATTCCGGAGTTCTTCGATGTTACATTGTTTGGTGCGGATGCTGAGGAGATATGCCAATATGCTAAGAAAGGTAGTCGTATTTGGGTATCGGGTATGATGCGTTCTACTATAAACCAAGATACAAAGGTGAAATATTGGAGTATCATTGCCAACAATGCTCATGTTTTGATAAAACGTGGAAAGAAGGAAGCTTCTACTACTGGGCAGCAGCCAGCCCCAGCCGTACAGCAGCAGATTAAGCAAGCTCAACAAGTAGCAGCACAAGCCTTTAATCAGCCTTCCCCAAATGACCCAGATGGATTACCCTTTTAATTATGGAAGAAAAAGAAAAGAAATGCTTTAAATGCAATAAAATAAAGCCACTATCCGATTTTTATAAGCATTCTCAAATGGCTGACGGTCATTTAAATAAATGTAAGGAGTGTACAAAAAAAGATTCTATTAGACGATACAATGTAAAATCTATAGATGATGAATGGGTAGAAAAGGAAAGGCTTAGAGGAAGAGAGAAATATAAAAGACTTAATTATAAAGGTAAATATATTAAGTTTTATCATAAAAATGTAACTTATCGAAATATTAATCGTAGATTAAAGAATTTAGGATATGATATGAAAGATAAGGAAGCCCATCATTGGAATTATAATTTAATGAAGTCTGTTTTTATTTTATCAAGAAAAGCTCATAAGTTATTACATAAATATATATATGTAAATTCTAATGATTTATTTTGCTATACTAATGAAGGAGTTAAAATTGAAACATTAGAACAAGCCACTGATATATTTACTAAAATATTATTAGAACATAACTGTAATGATAAAATTGAACATATATTATTATGAGGGAGTTGGAATTAAAATTTAACGGTAAGGGCAGTATGAAGCCTTTCCGTTTCCAGCAGATTAACAAAGGTAACAATGCGTACATTTACATGGTTGAGATTATTGAGAATCCGAGTGTACGTTGGTATGAAGTATTCAGACGTAGGGAATGTAGCGACACTGATGTAGTTCTTAACGGTCAGACAGTTCATTACGAGGCAAGAGTTCTATATCCCACAGCTAACGATTTTGGTGTCAGTGCTTTTTGTTGTCAGACACTTAGCAGGGCATTGGAGCATTTTAACCGATGGGAGAATGGAAGAGAAGATTGATAGAATTTTAGCTTTGCTGGAAGAGAACAATGAAATTCTTAAAGAAATCAAGTCTAAGATTGAGATGTCTGAATCGGAGGAGTGCGTGACTAAGCGTACACTTCACGATTTCATCAACAATGTTGTTGCAGACCTCTTTGCGGATATGCTGTTGCAGCCTAAAGGCAGAGGTCACGTAAGTAGGGAAGATATTATGCAATTTATTAACAAAATGAAGTGATATGGAGAACAATTATGGTTACAAGGACGAAATTATATCGTCCAGAGTTGGGAATCTCGGTGGGTCAGATGCCCGTATTCTTGCCGCTATAGCCAAGAACGGTTGTGTTCAAAGAGCACAAGTAGAGCGTCTTGCCATTGCCAAAGGTCTGTATGAAAGACCAAACATTACTAATATTGCCATGCAGTACGGTGATTTCATAGAAAATATGATTTATGACAGCTTGGTGCAAGTAGATGAGCGTTGGGAGAGCAATAAATGCTTTAGAAGTCAGAAATACGGGCGTGAAGGACTTGGTTTGCTCGTGCATATTGATTTCTCTCTTTTTGACGAGAGTAGGGATAAGCCATTGCTCTTATGGGTCGAATGTAAGGCTACTACTACTGACATCGAGCAGACTTATAAAGATTATAAGGAACAACTTTATGTTGAGTATGTGCTTGGTAAGGAATTGGCAGAGCAGTTAGGTGCTGATTTCAAGCTTGAACTTTGCCACTATGATGCTTCTGTTATGTTTGAGGACGAATTTCAGCTACAGTTTGCCTTTGACCCCGATAAGATAAGCAGAAAGAAAGTGATATTCAAGAAGCCAGTATTTGATATTTCCTCTGGCATGGATATTGCCGCCCAGTACGTGTCCGAAATGACTGAATACAAACGTGAGGAAATAGATTGGGATTATTTGCCTGCCGAGGTTCAAGAACAAATGAAGCAAGTAAACAATATCCTTGTTTCAATAAAGGAGAAGCAAGACAGCATAGAAGAGTTTAAATCCCGTTTCTATGATTTCTTGTGCAAGAATGAAATCAAGAGCGTAAAGACCCCATATTTTACTATTAGTAGAGTAGATGAAGCCATATCTGTGCAATTCGATAAGGTAAAGTTTGCGTCTGAGCATCCCGAACTGCTTGCTAAATACCAGAAGGAAGTCAAGAAGAAAGGATATGTACTGATTAAGACTAAGGAGGTGAAGGATGAAAAGTAAGATTATAAAGGCTGTGGGGAAAGAGATAGTTTCTCTCCTCTTTATCATATTGTCTATAATTGGTGTGCTTTGCATAGGACATTTTCTTTACTCCATCAGTAATATGTTAGTATGGATAGTCTTAGGCATTCTCTTTTTAGGTTATATTGGCAGTGTAGTATATTCATGTATTGATGCTCCTGCCGTTTCCTATTGGTACATTGTCTATTATCATAGTAGAGGTCAAGCTTCTTTATTTCTACCTAAAGAAGATGATTTTTTCAATGTGGAGTATTACCGTAATCTTATAGAGAAGGAAGCTGGGTATAGGGTTATGATTTTAGATTGGAAAGAATTTACAGAAGAACAATATCAATTAATTTTAAAAGAATATGAGCGAGAACAAAGTAACGGGATTGCAAAGGCTGAATAGCTACATATCCCACAATGCAACCCAAGAGTATTTGAAAAAGGTATTGAGTGATAAAAAGGATGCTTTTGTAAGCAACTTGGTATCTTTAGTAGCTAACAATGCAAAATTGCAGGAATGTGAGCCAGCAACGCTTATGTATGGTGCTATTCGTGCTACTGCATCCGATTTGCCGCTTGACCCTGCTTTTGGTTGTGCTTATCTGATACCTTATAAGAACAATAAATTAGGTATTACAGAAGCGCAATTCCAGATTGGGTATAGAGCTTATGGGCAGTTGGCATTACGGAGTGGACTGTTTAAGTGTATTAATGATACAGACGTAAGGGAAGGCGAGCTTGTAAATCGTAACCGATTGACGGGTCAAATAGATTTTAATTTTGAACAAGACGATAAAAGGCGTTCTGAACTTCCCATTATCGGTTATGTATCTTACTTCCAGCTTTTGAACGGATTTGAGAGCACATTATATATGTCAGTAGAGGAACTGAAAGCTCACGGTCTGCGCTATTCGCAGACATATAGAAGTCAGTATGCTAATGTGCGTGATAGTTCAAAATGGGTAACTGATTTCCATGAAATGTGCCGGAAGACTGTAATTAAGTTGCACTTATCTCGAAAAGCTCCATTGTCAGTCGAAATGCAGAATGCTATACGGGACGACCAAGCTGTATTCCGCAGTGCAGATACTCCGGAATATGTAGATACCACTGGTGACGAGCCTTTGATTGACAAGGATAAAGCATCAAAGGTAGCAGCAATGTTTGATGATGCTAAAATAGTTGATGAAAACGTTGGTAGCAAGAAGTAATATGCTTATATTTGCAGAGTAATACGTGACGTGCGTGTTGCGACCAACTTCATATCATTTGGGGAAGCCTCGGTTAATCCGGGGCTTTTTCTTTTGAAGTTTTAAAAAAGTTTGTATCTTTGTGGAAATTTAAAGCGAAATGATATGAGCAAGATTTACGTTGGTTTGGATAATGGCGTTTCCGGCAGCATCGGTATTGTCGGAGATGATATTGAATCCGTTTTTGTCAAGACACCCGTCAAAAAAGTACAAGATTATACAAAGGCAAAGAAAGAAGTGTCCCGGTTGGATTACATCAAATTTATGGAACTGTTTTCCAAATACAACAAGAATGACATTACGCTTCTGATGGAGCGTCCTCTTGTAAATCCAAGCCGCTTTGCATCTACTGCATCAGCGTTACGTTGCCATGAGGCAGAGCTTATTATGATTGAAGTAATGGGTATTCGCCACATGTTTGTAGATTCTAAGGAATGGCAAAAAGCACTTCTTCCCAAAGGCTGTAGTGGGGAAGAGCTTAAAAAAGCTTCTTTAGATATAGGGAACCGCTTGTTTCCACAGTTTGATAATATTAAACACCCAGATAGAGATGGCATTCTAATTGCAGAATATGCCCGACGCAACCACTTTTAGTTTTTTTACTTCATAAATTAGTTATTCGTGTAAGCCGTAGTGTTCCAATACATTACGGCTTTTTATTTGGACTTCGTAAAGTTCATTCGGTTCTCCGCGTGAATAGGGCTTACTTTGCACAAACCAAAACAATACTTGTATGGGAAAACCGAAGAAAGAAACAGTTAGGAAATTGAGGGGTCTTATGATATTAGACCAAATGGAAGATTATACTCCTTTACATAAGCTACACAATCTTTCCAACGAATTGATAGAAACAGTTTCAAAACCTAAAAAGAAGAAGTCCTTATGAAAATTATCAATCTTTATCAAGAAACACTCGGCATTGTAAGTGATTGTTGCAAGGTTAGCAAAGAGAAAATCATATCCTCAAAGAAGGAGGAATGTGTGAATGCTCGTTATATTCTTGTCAGCATTTTGGGAGAATGGTACACAGACAATGAGATAGCCGAGCTTACTGGCTTATCTCGTCCTTGTACAAATAAGATTAGGAATAAGTTCAAATCCCGTCTTAAACGTTACAATGTCAACTGCCAGTATCAGGAAGCTAAAGAAAAAGCGTTTGCGGTGTTTAGAAATGGCGATTAGTTACCAACTTGATACAAACTATTCTTTTAGTAACAAACTTCACCGTTAATTTGTTGTGCCCTAATATTGGGGCATTAAACAATTAAAAGTAAAGATATATGGAATCAAAAACAGTTGTGTACACCCCCGAAGCTGGTGGTGGTAACAGTGGAATGATGGCTATGCTTGCCCCTCTGTTGCAGCAGAAAGGTATTGACCCTAACTTGTTGGTTGCTATGAACGGTAAGAATGGCAATAACGGTTTTGGTGGAGATGGTTCATGGTTTATGTGGATAATCTTCTTGTTCTTCTTGTTCCCGTTGTTCGGACGTAACGGATGGGGTGGCAATGATGGCGGCTGTGGCGGTGGTGCTGGTGCTCCCGGATTGGCTGGTCTTATCAACAACGATAACGGTCGTGAGTTACTTATGAGCGCAATTCAAGGCAACGGTCAAGCTATTAACAATCTGGCTACTAACTTGAACTGCTCAGTAGGTCAGATTCAGCAGGCTATCAATGGTGTAAGCGCTAAAGTTGCAGAAGTTGGCTGTCAAGTAGGTATGTCCTCACAACAGATTATCAACTCAATCCAAGCTGGTAACTGTCAGATAGCTAACCAAATGGCACAGTGCTGCTGCGATGTGAAGGGAGCAATCCAACAGCAGGGTTACGAAAACCGCATTGCTACAATCAACCAGACAGATGATTTGAAGTCTAATGCTAATACTCAGTTCAATATTCTGGGTGCTAAGATTGACGCTCAAACTCAGATTATCAATGATAAGTTCTGTCAGCTTGAAATGCGCGAAATGCAGAATAAGATTGATACGTTACGTGCTGAGAAATCGGCATTGGAGCTTAGTGCATCACAGCAAGCACAAACAGCTAATATCGTAAATCAGCTTCGCACTCCCGCGCCCATTCCAGCTTATTATGTGCCAAACCCTAACTGTTGCTATGGCTATCCGTTTGTGAACGCCTATGCTACTGGTTATGCGGCAGGCGAAGGTTGTGGCTGCGGTTGCTAATAATCCATAGGGGGCTTTGTGTCCCCTATAATATTAACTCTTAAAATAAAGGAATATGACTACCTATTTTAACAATGGTGTTTCCGTAGCAAGAAGGGTAATTGTACCCAAAATAGACGTTGCAGGCATTCCCGTAATTGAAACTTCGGGATATGTAGAAACTACAGATGAAGCTACTCCTACAGTAAATTATGGAATAAACCCATGTATCTGGCGTGCCCTTCCAAACCGTACAGTAGTTCTTTGGAAAGTTCGTCACCCGGTTAGTACAGCAGGAGCTACATTACCCGTTAATGTAGTTGTTCCGATGGCAAACCGAAACAGTACAGTAGTTTCAGAGAATAGCAATGTGGGAACGACTAAAATTCCAGTTATAGACAATAAGTCTACGCAAGTTCTTGGGCATGATGTAACTGTTCCGCAAGGTACAGCCGCACCAGCACCACAAATTCAAGCAGGATATACTACCGAACATTGGGTCTATATTGACAAATGTTGTGGAATATTCAGACTTATGGGAGTAACCGCAATCAACAGCCCGGCAGAAGCGGCAGTACCTAATCAGTCTGCATCTGCTTCATCGGCAAAGAGTAAGTAACAATTAAAAGTTTAGACTATGTTTGGTTCATTAAAGCAAGGGAATATTTGCTATATTCTTATCAAAGGTGAGAAACCAATATTGAAGATAGGAACGGTTGAATCCGTATCTAATCCTATGCCTAAATATCCTACCTATAATCCTTCTGTACCTTTTGGAGCACAGCAGGAAACAGTTATAGATGCGAAGATTAAGGCTGGTGAAGAGGTTATGGAATTTCAGAAGCTTCCTACAAATGTAGAGGTATTTACCTATCCTAATGCTATTGTATCGGACAAGAAGGAAGCAATTCTTTCAGAGGTTGAGAATATGATTCAGACCAGCCGTCAGATAGTGGAAAGCAGAGATTATCACCAATCTGTAATAGAAAGCTGCGATGATATATTGAAACAACTCAATCCTCAGTTTGCCAAAGAGAAACAGCAGGAAGAGAAAATCGGTTCTTTAGAATCAGAAGTTAAATCTTTAAAGGGTGATTTGAATGACATCAAGTCCCTGCTTCAAGAACTGAATAGTTCTAACAGAAACAGTAAAATAACATCTAAAACGTAAATAGTATGGGAATGATAGAAATTTCTCAAAGAGGTCGTGGTGGTGTCAAAGATGCCTACGATAACTTCAAGGAAAGCATGAAGTGCTTGAAGGAAGACTTTGAAACCCTTTTGGACGAAATGGAAGAAATGGGTGAACGTCGTGAAGATTACGGACGCGAGTACGATAGAGACTACGACCGTGATTATGACCGGGAAGACCGTATGAGCGAGCGTAGAGGTCGCCGTCGTCGTCGTTGATAATGTAGTAGAGGGGAGGAGATTATTCTCCCCTTTTGTTTAACAAATAAATATTCAGTAAAATGGGAAATACTTCATTTGATGTATATGACAATATACCAGAAGAAATGCGGACGTATCTTCAAAACTATGGCTTTAATTTCAGTGAGAAAATGTGCGATTGGGCAATTTCTATGATGAAGACTAAAGAAGGTAAGATAACGCCTATTACTAAAGACCAAGTTACAGCCATGCTTAAAAAGTATAACATTACTCTTGAAAAGGATAATGGTTATAATTGTGTGTATGTTGCAAATATGGCAAAGGCTGATTACTTTGGGAAAAGTATTCCAAATGAGCAATACCTTGCAGCCTTTATCCGCGATTATATTGATGACCCAGATTATCCTACAACGGAGAAAGCTTTCCGTCATTTCTTCGCAGACATGATGGGTATGGGAAAAGTAATTAATTGGAAGGATATGCTTTAAATACTCCTTTTATGGAACGACAAGAGCTTTATATCGAAAAATATGATTGGCATATATTGCTGTTCTTGGACTACAGTTGTGATTATTTGGATGAAGTCTTGGATGCAATGGATAAGTTGAAATGTGGCAGTAAAAGTTATGATATTGCTTATGACAACTTGTCCTCTTGCAGCATAAATACCGGGCTTACATTCAGTGACTACATCAGTAGGACATCTGTTATTGTAATTAGTATAACCAACTCTGAAAAAGAGTTTCTTAAATCATATCACCATGAATTAGGACATTGTGCCGTTCATATCTGCCAATTCTACGGTATTCCATTAGAAGGGGAAGAAGTACAGTATTTAGGTCAAGATTTGGTAGATAGGACATGGGACATAGCTAAGATTTTCTTATGTGACTGTGATTGTTGTAAAAATAAAAGAAATGAAAAGAAAAGAGATTTTGAAGGCAATGAAAGCCATGAAAAGTGAGAAACCGATTAATTCCATGTATAGAATGATACCTAAGTCACGCATGGACGAGTTTAAACGCTTCGCAGCTATCTTTGGATTTACTGAGGAGAATATAGAAAATATCTTGTCAAAGGAAAAAGAAATGGTGGGCAAATAACCCACCACAACTTTGCATTTGAAAATTCAAGTAGGCTTCTTCAAGCTTACCATACTTTTAACTATCATCCATTTATCTCGGTAAAAGCTGTTGGATGATATAAGTTCCTGCATGTTTGATATTCCTTGGTATATACTACTTGTAACAAATATAGCATCATCAATAGATACTTCTTGTGCTATTGTTTCATAGTCTTTTTTACAGACTTCTCTTAATACATACCAATAGAACCATCTTGCATAAACTATATCTTTACTTCTGTCTTTAGAAAGCATATCAGCCCTATCTACACCGAATAGGCTGGCGACAAAATATGACAATGAAATTTCCCAATTCATATCATATTTCCTAAGAATGTCACACACTTCTTTGAGTGTCTTGTCTTTCATATTGATAAAATCGTTTTTAAGTTTTTGGCAATTCATGGTTTTTCTCTTTCATTATCTGGTTAATTCTCTTTATCAAGGGTTGTTCAGTAGTTCTGCTTACAATCATACATAAGGATTTCATCTCTTTTGTTTCCCAGCTTGCAAGTAGTTCAAACCGAAAGGATGCAAGGTAAAAATATCCCTTATATGAAACGTTTGGGAAAGGTTTTCCCGTATAAAAAGCATTGCATTCTATAAATGGTCGAGGTTTAATGTCATTGAATGTACAAGTCTTTTCATCAAACACCTTCTCTATGGCTCTTTGCACACATATAAATGGTTTTCCCTTATCATCTTTCCAAAAAGTAGCATTTACATCAAAGTGAATACCTTCTACATTCAGCCAGCCAGCTAATCCTTTCGTAGTGTTCTTGACATAACCTTTATTTCTCTGATTTCTCCACTCCATAGCCATACAAACTAAAATCCAACCTTGCAGGGTCAGAAGGAAATACTTTTTTTGCAAATTCAGTCACTTTTATACAAGTTTTTTTTGATTCATCTACTTTGGGGATAATCCCAAATTCGACTGCCGACTGCAAAGAATGCGTATCACAAGGAACAAGAAGCCGGGAAGGAGAAAGAGTTTTCCATAATCCAATGTCAACTACACTATCTTTCCTTATCATCCATCTAAGCAGCATATTTACTCTTTTATTTGCACAATTACTGTTTGGGCTGGGTATCATTGTTTCACCATGTAATAAATGGCATAATCCTTGGCAATAGTAGGTACATTTCTGCGAATAAGTAACACGTCCAAGAGCATCTTCAAGATTAGGGTACTTCATGTATATGGAATGAAGTTTATCACAAAGGGAAGCAAAGCAATGCCAAGAAGTCATACGATATAAGCTCGTATAATTATCCTTGTATTTATTCCATTCCACGCCATATATATATTGAAAAGGCTTATTCCCCATTATCTCTGTAAGAATATAATCTATTTTGGGAATGAATACTGAACGCCTGCCATAAGCAAGCCAAGCTGCTATGACTGCCGCTACTTCGATGTCTTTTCTATCCTTAAATCTTCGTGGGAATTGTATAGGGTCAGACTTGATAAAACTCTCTACCTCATACTTTTCTGCAAGGTCAATGTAATCTCTAAACTTCATATTCATATCAATTTGTTATGTGCAAAAATAAGGTGTTTTTTTGAAAGCACCAAATATCTGGCTACCAATTTGATACAAACCTTAGTTCTACAAGTACTTTTGGTGAAACTGCAACTTTTAATGGTGGAATGTATTCTGGTAATATCTTTCCGTTAAGCAATAATAATTACAGAATAGGTTCAAGTAGCAATAGATTTATAGATGCGTATATTCAAACTTGGGTCTATGCTAATTCTGGTCTTTATATGAATCCATCTGGTATAACCCAAAATGGTTCTTATTTGGAACTTTCAAGCGGTGGAAATGAGATTATTATAGCTGGAGGCACTGATTTTTATGTTAATTATAGAGGTGCAAGTTATGGCGGTAGGTCTGTTCCTAAAAAATGGTATTGGCGGACAGGAAGCGGTTCATCTTGGGCAAATATGGAATTTGGAGATTGTACCCTGCATGGTTGGATAAATAGCACGGGAATATCTGCAAGTGGCGCTAATTCTTTTAATGTAGGAGCAAGGTTCTCAAATACGAGCCATGATAGTATTGAAATCGTTGGAGGTAATTATACAATGGGACTTGGCTGTCATTCAAACGGGTCTTGGTTTTGGTGGAGAGGTACTGCTAATCCGACAATCTCTACAAATAAATCGTATGTTATGGCATATGATGGTAGCACATGGGCTTTTACTGGAAGTATTACTGCTACGGCTGCAATCACTGCTAAAGCTACTTCTGACTTTAGATTAAAAGAGAATTACGATGGGCTTATAGATTACCGAGAAAGACTACTAAAACTTGGCAGAGTTTATGACTATAATTATAACAAAAAAGCATTGGATTTATACCAAGATAGGATAGACAATAAACGTCATACCGGACTTGTATATCAAAATGCGGTGAAAGCTGGTATCACAAATTTCTGCCACGAAAAAGACGAATATGGATATGGTAGCTTGAATTATTTATCTCCCGACCTTATCGCAACAATCATTGGTTCTGTGCAAGCCAATATCCTTTCTATCCGTCTTGTTGAATCAGAGCAAGAACGAATGAGAAAGGAATTGGAACATGCTAAATCAGAGATTAATAGGCTTAAAGGCTTAGTTGCCTCTTTACAGAACTAAGTTCTTTTTCTAAGGTAGCTATCTTCTTTTTGAGGGTAGCTACCTCATTATCTACTTGCTGAATACCTCGCCATAATACGGGTATTAAACGTTCGTATTGTATTACATAATAATCTTTAAAACAGTTACTTACCCATTGACTATATCCATTTATTAGCAAGTCTTGTGCAATAAGTCCGTAATGCTCCTCATTGTCATTAAAGATTGGAGAATTTGCTTTTGCGGTATCATTCCAGTAATACTTCACCGACTTTAACTTGTTAATAATATCCAAAGCATTGTATTCTTTGATATTTTTCTTCAATCTTATGTCAGAAGAGGAAGACTTGGCTGTAACTGCGCCAGTTGCCTCTATATTGCCATTAATTAGTAATCTTGAACTATTTAATTGTAACCATCTTGCATTAAATTGTCTTGAAGTATTTGCGCTACTTAAAACTATTTCATTATTATAATATCCCAATCCAAATGCGTAAGTACCACTTCTAACAAAAGCATAGCATACATATCCGGTATTAGCTGTATTGGGACGAGTACAGTTATAATAACCATACGCATTATCGCTTCCTCCATCGCCAGCAGAGAACAGATTTGAAGTTCTTATAAGACCAGTTGCAGTAATGCTTGTAACTCCAGTCATAGCTCCACTGACATTTGCCGACCCGTTTACTGACTGTCCCCAAATCGTTCTTGTAGTTCCCCAATAAGAAGTTGTAATATTAGCTGAACCGTTGAACGATGTACCATTTATTGTACGTGAAGTCTGCAAGGTTGTAGCGGTTGTAGCATTACCACTTAGAGAGCCAGTCAATGTTCCAGATAGCCCTCCATTGAATGTAGCCTTACCCGAAAAAGTACTTGTAGACCTTATGTTAAGTTTATATGATATAATCTCACTACAATATAATGTTGAAAAAGACCTTAAGGAAAAATTATAGCATGAGTATGCTCGATTCTTTATATTATTTATTACTGGTGCTGAATAGCTATAGGTACTACTCGTCCAAGAATATCCATTGCTGTTTATTATAGCTTCTATATTATCGTTGTTGTTATAATAATAGATAGCTCCTCCTCTTAAATATACAATTTCTACACTTGCCATCGTATTCTGTTCAATACCACCGCAAGGAGATTTATCACAATATTTATAATTATCAGCGTATATAATTCTTTGAGTGTCTTGACTTCCCCATCCATTTGCAGTAGTGTCCCATTCAATAGCAGCAGCAAAACCACTTATATGTGTAGCCCAAGTAGGTTTATTACCATCTAAACAGTTCCAAATTTTAATTCTAATAAATGATTTCTTTTGTACTAATTGAAAAGATATAGGATAATATTTGTTAGCATCTAAACTTTTTAAATCAATAGTTTTAGTATAGCTGTTTAATCGCTTCATAAAAAATCTTATCCCAGCTTTTCTATAATAATTATCCCCATCATCTGTAGTTATAATTTGAGTAAAATCATGGTTTTCATTTTTTGCTGTATCTGAGTTAATATAATTTACACTAATATATTTATTTTGATTTCTTCTTACATACGTATTTGCAGTTGATTCCGCAGAGCCATGAAAGCCATCCAACAAATCCGCATTCAAATTCGTACACGTAGTAGTAGATACACACTGAAACGGCTGTGTGCCAGTAGGTATATGTGACTGGAAATATTTCCCATGTAAACTTGCATCATTTTGCCCAAAATGATATTCAGTAGGTCTTGGTCTATTATCTTTTGAATTATATCCAAAGTAGATATTACTACTATCTGTATATGTGCCTCCAAAGTTAATCTCATTGGATGTAGTAGAATATACTATAAGACCAGATGTACCAAATCTATCGTGCATATAGTCTTTGTAATTGGAGCTATTAAGTATCTTTGCCCAAGAACTCCAAGAAGTAGTATATCCGTGACGAGTATATAAATCTTCATTAGTTGAAGCTATTTCCCAAGCTTGACCTCCACCTGTATCTGCCCATCCTCTCCATCCCCATACAGTTGCATAAGCTCCACTATCTGAAAGACCAATAGTAGTTAACTTCTTAATGCCTCTCATAATAAATAAACCATTATAGTCATTAGGCACATGATTTACGCTTCTTGTATCAGACCATCCAGTGAATTGGTATGGTTTAAGACTTCCAGAATGCCATACATTATAATTAACCCCTGCATATCTGTATATTATAGCTTCTCTTAAATTATCAGCTAATCCTAAACATAATGTAGGATGGCTATCAAGTTTATCATTGTATAGGTAAGCTCCATAAGAAATATCATATCCTACTTCAACTGTAGGCGTTGTGCCATTTACAAATTGAATATAAGTTCCTCTTTCATGGCTTGATTTAACTGTAATTACTGTTGCAGAAATTGAAGTATCTCCAACAGTTAGTGTTCCCGTCAATGTTCCACCAGAAAGTTTCAGATATTTACTATCTAAGGCAGAGGCGTAGTTTCCTTCGTGCAGAACTTTATACCAAGTTCTGAAAGAACTATCGTTTACTCCTCGGAAATATAAATTATCAGTCGCTTTAGACGCTCTTAGTTGAAATAATCTTTCAACGACACTTCCGACATTTAATATAGTATCATATATTCCTATTGTACCATGAGCAGCTTTACCGTCGCTTTCCCATACAGAGGTTTTAGATGCTGCAAATGTAGATAGGGTATCTATCGCAGTAGAGGAGGTTATTTTAGAGTATGTTTCTAAGTTCTTCGCTGCGGTTATAGTCGGATAATCCGGCAAAGTGATATACTTGTTTGCATCCGGCACATAAGTTTGGTCGTTAACTTTGATACCAGCAATGCCAGTACCTCCACCACCATTCTTTTCAAGTTCAGTAATTCTACTTGCCAACTTGTTGATAGTGTATGCATTGAAGGTGTCTGATAATGTTGAATCAGCAAAAGTGCCACCTAAACTTGAATATCCATAAACGGTGTCGATAAGACCGCCACCTCCTCCACCGCTACCGGAACTGATACCTTTTGCAGATACAGCACCACTTGCGTAGAAGTTAACTGCCGAGCCATCTTCTTTGTAGACTTTGATAGCATTATTGGCACTATCCACTCCAATGCGATACCCAGTTGTTCCTATTTCGATGTAGTCGGAAACCGTCAATTTCTGCATTGGATATTGCGGTATCATATAGCTAATAGTCTTCGGAGTTCCAGAACGATATACAATTTGGAATAGAGAAACATAGTCGCCAAGCTGATTTTCTTTGATGATGAATGATTGTGGGTCAGCATGGAAAACACCATCAGTCCCCCACCATACAGCACCACTTGCAAGGTAGCCAGAGCCATCCATACGAATGATAGCCTTTGCTACATCTGATGGCATGTTTGCTTCTGTATAATCTGCTCTATCCTTCATAGAACCTCCATACCAAGAAGCAATACCTCCACCGACCTTAGTAGCATCATAGACACCATTCATACCGGACATTACTTTAAATCCAGCTACCGGGTCAGTATATCCCAGCATGTTTAACGCATTCTGAATAACACCACCTTCGATTGTGGTACTCTCTTTCCACGCTTTCTTTAGATATTCATAACCAGCCAAATCTTTTTTAACTGTATCTACTGCTGCTTTAGCTGCATCACTGATAGCATTCAAAGCTGCTGTTCGTTGGTTGTAGTATGCAGATTGCTTTGAAGCGAAGTCAGAAGGTATGGTTATATTTTCGGGAGTAGAAGCCGACAATGTAACCAACACTGCACGATAATTGCTATGAGCATTCAGATAACCCGTAGGGCTACCCAATGAATACAAAGTATATCCTGCTGTAATATTTGTCTTGTCAGCGTCTATACGAACTATTTCATCTTTGATTGATTGCTTTTCAGTAGGAGATATAACCCCATCTTCTGCCCACTTATCCAATCTTTGTTTAGCTGCTTCCGCTTCTGCTTTAGCTGCATCTGCCGCCTTTTGAGCCTCTTCCGCAGCTTTCTTCGCATCTTCTGCGGAAGTGTTTATTTTGTCTTGGATAAAGTTGTTGGCTGCATTCAAATAAGCTATAAAATCTCCATATTTGGTATTGAAGGTGTCGTACCTACCATCTACCAAAGCGACTTCCGTTGAGGTAGCTACTCCGTCAGCTATGGCATCATCAATAGCAGTAATAAGCTCGGTAGTTGCCACATTAAATCCATCATAAGCGGTTTTTAGTTCTACCTTAGCAGTACCGGACAATAAAGGATTAGCATAAACCTTAGAATAAGATTCCGCTACGCTCTTCTGTATTGATTTGATTGAGTTCAAATATTTCTCAATTGCGGCAGCTTCTTGTCTGTCAACAATACCGTCTTTAAAGGCTTCGTCTGTGAAGTCTTTCATATTGGTTACAGTCTGCTTTGCGTCATTGGCTTCTTTCTTAGCTTCTTCTGCTGCCTTTTGCGCTTTAGCTGCTTCAAGATAAGCCTTTGAAGTGTCATTGTCTGCAATCTGCGTCCATCCCCATGTATCTCCCGTCTTTACCCATCTCCATGATTTTCCTGCATCGGGAGTAGTTTCATCATCGACATATTCTTGGATATTGGTAAATACATCACCTTCATGCCGTTTTTTCAAAGCTTCTGTGTTCCAATCAACTGCTGGCTGATTAGTAAGAGTTGGTGTATATTCTCCGTACCAAGTTTCCTTTACTCCATCTATCTGGTCTTGAAAGCTGTTGAATGTTTCCTCAACGTCTTTGCCGGATTTAGTTACAAGTTTACCTTTTATCTCAACACCAGTTACCGTATCAAACTTCATATAGCTGCTCTTATCTCTTGCTCCGATATAAGAGTTGCCATAGACGTTCATATAAGCGAGATTTGTGGTCTTATCAACACCATAGGACACATACTCTTTGTTGAGGTATGAATAGCTGTTTATGCCAGCATATAAAGTCATACTTGGTGAGAAAGTGTCAACTGCACTAAAGATAATTGCATTCTGTCTTGTCTTGTCCTCTACATGAGTAACACCATTTGCATCAACAAAGGTCTTATTACCTAATTGGCAAATGGTATCTCCTACTCGTGGTGCATCACTGGCTGCATCAGCATCAGTTTTTGAGATGTCAATGTAATTAGTTCCTACGTTTACGACTAAACGCCAAAAGTAATGATTTGACACATTCTCATAAACTCCCTCCTTAATATTGAAGTCTTGTGCCAAAGCCATATCTCCTGCTCGGAAACGATTATCTAATGCTTCCGTACCATCATCTTGGTAGAAATAGCATCGCCAATAGTCCCAAACATTTTCGCCAGTCTTGTTGCCTTCTTCGTCAAGTATATCATTTCTATCTTCTATCTTGATACATTCGATTGCACCACCGGGAGTAATCATTTGACGACCTCCGATAACTCCGGTCTTGATAATCTCCAAAGCATAGAACATGGCTTTCATTCGTACAGTTAGATAGTCAAGTTCAGCATGGGACTTTCCGTCTGTATCTGCATAGAATATACCGCCCGTACTTCCGGTCACAAAGCTACCGACTTTCAATCCACGCAAGAAAGTTATCATTCCTTGTGCGGTATCATCTTTAACTCTACTGAGTTTTTTGTTCAGTTCGCCTACAATGTCAAGTCCATAAATAGCTTGTAACTGTGCTACTTGACTTCCTAACTTACTAAGACCGTCAGCTATCTGTCCTATCTGATTTAGTACAATAGACACTTCGTCCGTTAAGGTAATATTATAAGTAGGAAGGGGATTTGTACCATATTGGATTGACATTTCCTTTACGGATAATTCCATAGCGTCCTCATTGTCTTTATACAAGAATCTGACAATAGTATTAGGCTTAATCTGCGCAAGAATTGCTTGGTTTGTTTCCAAGAAGTGTTCGTCGAAGCTCAAAGGATAGTCATACAAAGGCATATTATTTTCAAGCATATATCTTTTCATGGCGACGTCCAAACGTTCTTGTGCCTTGTCTATATATGCTTGTGGCATTTCAATGTGCAATATGACAAACTTGTCGCCAGTTTTAACTTGCTGGAACTTGCTTGGCATTATCGTACCAAATGTATCTAAGTCCTTTGTCAGTTTAATAGTAATAGCTTGGTCTGTACTGTCTGGATATTTAGCATAGTCCCTCTGTTCTCCATTTGGTTTGAATACAATGTTTCCAGCTTCATCAGTTACATAGAAGTTCTTTTTTACATCTTCCCAATCTACTGCTACCTCGTAGTTAGCTCCTAATGTGTCACCGGACTTCATGGAGAAGGTCATTCCACTTGTAACTGCTGCTTGTGCATATAAGTCAAAGCCAAGAGGATAAAGCGTCACATCAAAATACGACTGTCTAACCTCTCCCGTTTCGGGGTCAATATAATCATCCCAGCCACCTTCTGGTACTATTACTTCTTTGAACAAGTCAATAGCTTGTCCCTTGTATGTCATACCTTTAATAGTAGGTTGTATGCTGGAAAATTCTTGGATATGGAATACTGGTGCAAGAGGATTGATAGGAGTAGGATAGCTGCTATCTGCGTCATAGTAGTCAATGAGAGGTTCTTTAGAACCAAACAAGACTTTATTTCTAACTGCCTCTACATATACTGATGGCATTAACGTGTCACGAGTATATGGGTGCTCAATGCGATTTCCGTCTGCATCTGTAATTATAGGATAGCCATACGGAATATTAATGTTGCTACCATATCCAGCAATACGAGTAATGACCTTATTATTCTTTGGTGTGCAATCGTTGTTTTTCAGTCCTACACCTTGTCCGAATTTGAATATGTATGGCTTGTTTTCATCGTCGAGTATTTCCTTAGATGGCTTGCCAAACCAAATAGTATATCCATCAACTACAAATGGAACTTTCCATGTTTCGTATGCAGTCTTGCAAACGTCTGAAATAAATTGATTACTGAATGATAACACATCACTCATTGTCCCATCATCTACAAATGTTGGCTGTAACTTGCAAGTCCATTTAGTTCCGACAAGACATGAGTTGATTTTTTGAACGAACATGCTTAATGTACCAATCCACGAGAAAGTCCGTTTTTCGCTACGATAACTTTCCTCACTGCTACTAATAGCAATGTCAGTAAAGGGAATGTTGTACAATTCAATCATTTCATGGTAGAAAGTACAACTATATTTAGTCATTCCCTTTGCCTCGCTGTTTTCCGAAGTCATTCCTTTTCTAACAACTACGGGAGGATTTTTAAGAATGTACTTTATTCCTTTATACTCTACATATTCTTGCAGAGTAAACGAAAGTGAATTGTCTTTATAATAAAACTCTCCTTCTATCTTGTCATTTAACGACATAACAATAGTTGAGAAAGTGTGTTTTCTCAAACTGATGTCGTGGAAGGGAGTGCCATCTTCATTGTATATATTCAGTATAGGGTTTACTTCGTTCGCCATTTTACGTAGTATTTAATTCCGATTATTCCTATGATTGCTGCATTAATTAGTAAAAGCCACCAGCACCATGATGGAACATGTTTCTTAATGACTTCTTTCTCCTTAATGACTTCTTTCTCTTGATATATAGTATCATTCTGTATGACTGTTCTGTCTATGTACTTGATTTTTTCAATATACTTAGTATTAAAAACAGTATCGCCTTTTTGAATAACAGAAAAATAGATACTATCTCTTGTGTGTACCATTAAAGTGTCATGCCGTTCTTTGATAATCTCTTTTATTTCTGTATTTTTCTCCAAGTCTTTTGCAGTTCGGCATGAAAACAAAAGAGGCAAAAGGATTATTAGGAGAAGAACCTTTTTCATCCTTTGAAATAGGTTACTTTGCCATTACTTCCATCAGTACGTACATCTAAGTGTACCCAAGTGACATCTTGTTCCAAGCGTACCGGATAAGGAAGAAGTATCTGATTTGCCTTAATCCAATTACGAACTTCCAAGGCGGTCATTCCCTTCACATCAAAGTCCAGTGCAGTTCCTTGCAGATGTGCAGATACATATACCTTCTCCAATCGGGTCTTTTCAGCTACTAATTGGCATACATTACAACGAAGTCCTCTTTGCGTTAGACCTCCTCCCGAATGCCAAGTATTGACAGTTATAGGCTTACCAAGCTTTTCTCGTATGACGCATATTGTTTCAAGCAATCGTGGGTCAAAAAACGTCCAAGCCATTTCTCCAAACTTGTTATATACATGCTTGCATACAAGCTCTTTGATATTAAAATAGTTCTTTATATTCATTTTCAGTCCTCCTTCTTTTCATTTTTTTCACAACCTCTACATTCATCGCATTCATGTGCCATATCAAACTTTGCTTGCTTTAACAGCACGGGACATTCTTCGCTTGGCACTTTGCAAATGTACGCCTGCCGTATAGAGATAACTTTTTCTTCATACTTCTTTTTCAGTTCTGAAAGGTCATTTTCAATACGGGTTACTTCCTTGTTCACATACGTTTGTATGTTACTGTAGCTTTTTTCCATTATTGATATTGACTTTTCAAGGTTGGTAATCTCAACTGTCCGAGCCTCTGCCATCGCTTTCTTGCGAGAGGGTTTCATGTTTACAAGTGAAACTATTCCACCTAAGAACCCCCCCCCTCCAAGTATTGATACTAAAATCTGCGTCCAATCCATGATATTATTATTTTAAACGTTGCTACTGTAAGTAGTTTTATTAGGAGTTTCGATAATCTCTGTATTATTGTTCTTGCTTATCCGTTCAGCTTTTTCAGCTTGCTTGATAGCATCTTCTTCCTCTTGCTTCTTCTCTTTTTCTACTCGGTCAAGTTCATCCGGTGCAGAAGACGGAGATTCTTCAATCAAGGTTTGTCGGGAAATCCATTTAGATTCCATAGCTAAGTTGGTAATCTTAGTATTGTTGGTTTCCATGCTCCAAATATTCAGTTTGGCTTTAATTTTCAAATCTGTATAAGCATTTGTCTGGTCTTCTTCCAATCCTAACATCTCTTGGAAAAGATAGGTTATTTCATTGATAGAATCAGACCAATCAGCAACACTTTGAGTAGCCAGTGCAATATCATTACGCATAGACAATGCAATACCGTTGCCACCGCTTCCAGTATTGGTAATATCTTTTGGAGTAATGAAGCTTACAGATGAAGCGATTGAAACTTGTTCCAACAAATATTCCAGATAAGCAATCATACTTTCCGGCTCTGGAAACTCCAACGTCTTTGCTTCTGTCTTGTAGCTTGAACCTTCGTCTGCCGGGAGATTGATAACCAATGTTCCATTATCTCTCTTGAAACTGTCTTCATTCATTTCCCCTTTTAAAACTAATCCCCAAGTACCAAACCGCTTTAATGTCACAGCATGTATATTTGTAAGCAATTCAATTATCTCAATTATACTTTGAGAATATTCCCAAGCTACTTTGCCTCTATGGTAGACAAGAGGATTACGGCTAAACCCATGAAGAATCCTTTCAGTAACCCATCCATTATTGGTAGGCTCTCCTTCTTTGCTTCGTATTGAACGATAAAGGTACTTATCATCAAATGTATCAATGACTTCTGTCAAATCATCTATCTTATAAAATAAGGAGCGTGAAATTTCTTCTCCATATTCATTGTAGTTGGGTATGACAGAATATCCATCATCATAGGAATAGACTTTAACTGTTCCCTTTTTCTTTATAGGGTCAAATTTGAATAGTACGCCAGCATCGCCAACCTTCTTCTGCTTGGATATTAGTTCGTACTTGATTTGCTCCATATTCCTCATGTTCCATTCCAGCTTGAAGTTCTGAAACTTCTTACTGATGGTATCGTTCTTCTCTATATTACAGAGAGTAAAAGAAATAGGATTAGCAGTGAGATGAAGAACATGTGCCGCATGAATATTCTTTTGCAAAGAAACTGTCAGCACAAGTTCATCTATGACTATATCAGTATCTCCAACTCTGACTGCAATCTTAGGAATTGAATTATTATACTTTATATTGTGTAGAGAAGGGTCGTACTCTCTCAGATAGAGGTCTTGTGAAACCTCTTGCAATGTCAAGTCGCTCAACTGGGCAGTTGATTTTTGGTTAAGTGTAACATCACCAATATAAGTTTTACACGACTGAAATTTTCCACCTCTTGTAAAAGGCTTCTTCAATAACAGCCGCGTTGGTTCTGACAAATACCAATCAATGTTTTTTCTCGTTATCATTTTTATATGCTGCTTAAAATTTTCAATATCTTATCTGAATTAGTAATCTTTCCTCTCTCCCTTGTTGGTTGTGCAGTACCATTTACTTGGTTCATTATATCTTCAAGAGATAATTTCCTTCTCAATTCTCCACCAGTAGCACCAGCCAATTCCCTATAACAGTCATAACACAATCCCCCACAAAGCATAATGATATTGTCTGTAAGGTCGGGAGAAAAGCCTTTTATCAGAGCATGTTGTTCCTTCTTTCCTTCAAACTGTATTCGTCCCGAAGGCAAACGTTTAAATTTGAATATTCTGCTCTCAAACTGCATTTGTTTTAAGACAGTAGTAGAACCTTCACGCTTTAGCTTCTGATGTGTATATCTCATTTTAGCAAGCTGTCTGTCATAGGTTATCAATCCAGCCTTTATCATTTGGGTAGCAAGGTGTGCAGCTTCATCCTTAAATCTTTCATACAACTTCTTTCCTTTAGCAGTTGCGGCAATCGCTCCAGAGAATGCGACACCTCCACCGTTTGCTGATACAAGATTGAAAATCTCTTTTAAGAAACCGTTACCTTGCACATCAATGATTAGCTCTTTATCAGTCAATCCATGCTTAACCATAAACTGCTTAATCATCTTTACGGCTTCAAGATTAGAGTTTTTCATACAATATTGTATATCGTCACAATGGAAACCTACCCAATGCTTCATCACAAAGTTGTCTTCTCCAGTAGTTGCCATATCCACAGTAATACGCTCCTTCTTACACTTACATGGAGAAACATGAGTAAACATGTTGAGAATATCATCCTCTGTCACTTCGGAAAGATTATCCTCCTCTTCTTCTTTTTCGTCTTGTATAGAGAAATTCCAGTTAGGTTCATACATTGAATCTGCAAGCACAGATGTTGCAGCCATAGCGCGATAACCTTTGTTTGCTTTAAGCATTGCTTGGTTATCCCTCACATCAAAAGTAAAGAATACCATGCTCATAATAAAGTCCTCATAAGACATATCCGGGTCAATCTGCAAAAGATTGTCTATGATGTCTTTGCATTTGGAATAAACCTCTTCCTTAGTATTTCCCCAATAGACTTCATCCAAGTTACCTTTTACAATGTGGAAGAACCGAACAACTCCATTCATTTCTTTAATGGGTTTTCCATCATCTCCAATCCATCCCCCACCATTCTTACCACAACCACATAGCTTACGTATGAAGCATTCACGTTCTGGATTTTGAGCAAGATATATTTGGGCTTTACCCTTAGTGTTTGCACGCAGACGGGTTTGACAAGTAGAAATAGTTCTCCATTCAAATTTATTGCATTCTTCAAATATGGCTTTCTTAAACTGCAATCCTTTGAATATCTTATCTATTACAGTGGGACTTTCATTATTCAACTGCTGGAATTTGATTTCAGAACTATTGAAAAACTTCACACCCATATCGTCTTGAACCTTAATGACTTCTCCAATAGGTTCTCTTGGTTGTATTCTGAAACGTCTGTCAATAAGCGGATATATTTCTTTAAGACCGTCCACTACTTTACCAGCGTCAAAAAAGTCGCCAACGTTACGCATAAACCATACAGCTTTTGCTCCTTGGTTTTCATATAGATATGAAATTGGTGCATATCCTAATGTAAAACTTTTTCCACCTCCACCACTACCAGTAAGCACAACATAGTCAGCATTGCTTCGGATGGCTTCATATTGGCAACCCGGCAATGGACTAACAATTTTGTCTTTCTGTATTTTCTCGCTCATAATGGTTCTTTATTTTTCTACAAAAATACGCAATCTAAGCTTCGATATATGCCACTTATCGAAAAACAAGCTACATACCTTAAAATAAATATGCTACTTTTTCGATAACCACAGTATGAGTAACGAAAAAGCTATTTATTTTTGTTCAAAATAATAAAATCATTGACGAACAATGGCACAAAAAGAAGAAGTTTTATCTAAAGTTAATCAGATTTGCGAAGAACGTAATTTTGATTTGAGTGAAACATTTAGAGATAAGTTCTCTGAGAAATTTGCAGAAGCTTACAAGGATGCTCCGATTGAAGATGCTGGCTTAGTAGCCGCATTGAATATTTCAGTTGAAAGTAGCGGACATGCAAGAAAGAACGCATTCTCAGAAGCGACTAAGGGATTTGAAGCTAAGGAAGCTGAATATAAATCTCAGATTGAAGAATGGAAGAAAAAGGCTGAAAAAGGTAATGATGATGGAGAAGGCAATCAAAAGCCTTCGAAATTTGAGTTGCCTGCCGAGTACAAAGAGAAACTTGATAGGCTGGAAAAGTTTGAATTGCAAGAGAAAACGAAGTCTGTTCGCAATCAGATATACGATACAGCCAAGTCTAAGGTGAGGGAAGATTTACATGAATCTTTTCGTAACTATCTTGGTAAGCAGAATATCGCAATTGATGCTGATGTTAATGCCGAGGCAGAAAGACTGCTGAAAGATTATCAAGATATATTCAGAAGCTCTATTGGTGATATTACACCATTATCTCCGGACGGAAAGAAAACAACAATGGAAGACTACCTTGCTGCCATAAAACCCGTCAAACTTTAAATATTAAAAAAATGGCACAATTTAATTTAGAAACCTTTTTTGCTTCCGCTAAACAATTTAGAGGTGGCAAGTTCGTATGGTGGAAGGACGCCAATCACGAGGAACGTTCCAATGTTCTCTATGGCTCTACCATTGCAAACCCGTATAAGGGTTTTGGCTATGCTTTTGCGGCTGACTTGTACGAATACAGATTGTGGAAACCGGGTTTCCTTCTGAAAACGTTTAAGGTGGCAAAGGCTACTACTGCTGGCACAGACACTACTCTGTATGTAGATGGTTCTGGCTATTCTCACATTCCCGAAGTAGGCAATGTACTTATGAAAGCTCCCGATACAGTTGAAACTGCGGGACAGTCTGGTAAGGTTACATCTGTTGAGTTCGATGAAGAGAACAAGCAGTTTATTCTTACTGTTGACACTGCAATCGGTGCTCTGACTACTGATGATATTTTGGTTGAAGCTGCTGATAGCAATGGTGACGTTGCAACTGCTGCTGCTGCCGACGCTACTGTGTTGGTTAAAAACCCGAATACCTTCATCGAAGTAGATACACAGTTCGCTCCGACTGATGGTCGCTGGGGAGTTACAGATGTTCAGCACAACATCAACACTGTTTATGGCAAGCGTGCATTTGTTGAACGTATGCAACCGCTTCCGAAGTATGTATTGGCTAAGAACCGCAACTACATCGAAGGTGTATTTGAAATCTAAAGGAAAGGAGTAGAATTATGGCAAACGCATATAAATATCAATTTAATCCCGACGAGTTAGTAAGCCAACTCTATCAAAGAGGCTTGGTAAACTCTGACGGTACGAGCGTATTTATTCAGACGCTCATTGACGAGAAAATCGTCATGGATGCAAACCAGTTCTTCTGGCAGGAACACTTTACTGTTGATGGTGGCAAGTACCCTATTGACATGAGCCGCCCGAAGCTTGACCCTGCTTATACTATCTATAATGTTACTCGCCGCCCCGTTCCGATGGCTGATGCAATGACACCGTTGAGTGAAGTTGCTCAGATGGATAACGAAGGCTGGGAACAGAGAACTGGTACTATCCCTCAGTTCGGTAAAGGCTTGTTTGAAACTTCTCTTTCAAAAGAGGAATTGAAAGCACGCTTGAATGAACTTGGTGAAGCTAATGCTACTTTGTTGGAAGGTTATGTACGTGGTGTTGCTGACTTGATTAAGACACACAACTACCGTCTTTCTAACATTGCCGCACAAGCTTTGTCTAAGGGAGGTCAGTACAGCAATGCTGATTCTCGTGGTATGTCCGGTGTCGTACATGAGTTCCCGAAGTATGTGCCTACTGAAAACTTTGTTAAGGCTGGTAAGGAAGTATGGACGAACGCAGAAGCCAACATTCCGGAACAAATGGCAAAGATTGAGAAAGATTTCCGTGACCGTACTGGATTTACTGGTACAATGGAATGGGATTTGCCGTATGACATGGTTATCACTCACTTGTTGAACAACAAATACTTCAAGGAAGAAGTTAACCGTTGGATTCGCTTGTATGCGCCCGATAAAGTTATTGTTGTTACTAATGGTGCTTCCGGCATTGATACTAACATCATTTCTTGGGAGCAGCTTATTCAGTATTCTCGTTCTTCTGTATCTAAGATTTCTCCTATCCGCATTGTGAAAGAGGAACAAGTGGTACAAGACATCAAAACGATTAAGACTGTACAAGGATGGAAGGCTGGCGTAGCAGTTCTGCGTCCTATTGGCTTTGCTGGTCGTGTTGTTCACTCTGATGTTGCCGATGTTATCTTGTTGCAGCGTGAAGCAAACAAGACGATTGACTATTCAATCGCTTCTGCACAGAATGACTTGGTTTATATTATTAACAAGGTAGTTCCTAACGGTATCTACAAGGCATATCATACTGATGCTATCGGTCGTTATATGCCAGTGTTGACCGAGTTTATGGAACACATTGTTGTTGATACTTTGACTGCTGATTCTTAAACTTGGAGGGTTATATATGACTATACTTGAATGGCTTTCTTCATCTTGTCGGTATTCGTTTGAGGAGAATACATTTATGAGAATTGCTCTTGACCGCGGCATTACAGATGTAAACGAGGATGCTATGACGTTGACCCAAGAGCAAAAGGATTTAATGACTGCCGATATAATATTTACCGCAGTGTTGTTAAGCCCTTCAAGTACAGCATCTCAATCTGCCTCTCATAATAACTTCCAGCGTACAGTTGGTTCAGAAACGGACATCTATCAGAGTAATAAAATCAGTTATGCTTTGGGTATATATAAGAGGTATAACGACCCGAATTACGAGGTTCTTATCTCTGCTCGCCCAAAGATTAAACTTTTGAAAATTATAGATGTGATATGATTTCATTCAGTGACATAGAAGAATTTCCTTTTTCGGGACGTATATATAGAATCATCGAAAGCTCTATGGGTGACGATGAAGAAGATACCGTCTATGAAGGAGTAATGGACGTGAATCTTTCTGTTGCTGAATCCGGTTCGACCGCTCAAACAAGCGACTACGTTGTTTCTATTCCTTTGATAAAAGGAGAGGACGGGAAGTACATCAATCCGGTACGTAATGAGGACTGGATAGAATGTGATGTTATGGGAGAGCAAATTAAGATGCAAGTTGATAACAGCATACCTTCGATGTTAGGTGCTATAACTATATATGCAAATAGAAAAGGTGGATGGCGATAAAAGTAAAAGTTGATTTGAGTGGTTTGAAAAGGGTTCGGCAAGAACTGTTTGACAGACTTGCTGGCGAGCAAACCCAGCGACTAATAGCCTATGCACCCGAATTGTTGAAGAAAGCATATTCTGAAAGCGGATTTACCGACCAGACTTACAACTTGGCTGATAGTTATATTTGGGCTGTGTTCTATCAAGGCAATTTGCAGGGGAGCGGCTACTTATATCCGTATCAGATGGCAACTAACAACTCAAAGTATCATGGCAAGCTGACAGATGGAAGAAAACTTGCTGACGAGTTCTTGGCAAACTATACTCCTGCCACTTATATAGGATGGGATTTGGTGCTGGCAGCAACAGTGCCTTATGCTCCTATATTGGAAGGAGGAAATGCCGGAAATCCAAGACGAAGGTTTGAGGTGTTATCAACCATATATGACGATATTAAGGAAGATTTTGCAGGGAAGGCAACTGTTAAAACAATAGGGATATGAGCGTTCCGTTTCAAGAAAAAGTAATTGGTGAAAGATTATATCAAGTAATCAATAGAGGTGTAGTGGGGACACCATCAAGAATATATGAATATCCTTGTAAACAAATCCCATGAGCGTGATTGATGCAAGGCGAATGCCGATATACCAATATGTTTATTCTCTCTTCATAGATAAGGTTACAAAGTACATCTATCCGATGGAAATGCCTACCAAGTTGGAGGAGGAGATAAATGCTGGCGGTTTCATGGTTATCCGTCTGGGAGAAATTAAGGATAAGAGCCAGTTCAACTTGAATGCTCTTGCGAGCGTTCGCGTGACAGTTGAGATGTATATTCCTCCCAAGACAAGAGGTCGGCTTGATACCACCTTGCTGGAAAAGTATGAAACAAGTATATCCGACATTGTAAATGCAGAAGTTGAGAAAGCCGGAGAAAAATACGACATCTCAACTGACGGTATATTGTCAACTGATGATATATATAATGAGAGCGACAATCTGTTCTTCATGTATATTAAATCATTTATAATCAATATAAAATAACTATTTAATAATTAGACGAGATGGCTACACAAGATTTGTTGACTTACAAATGTAAGTCTTTAGGCTATGCGGAAGTCGGGGCTGGTGCAGAAGCTTCTTATACTCCTCTTATGGGTGTGTTGGAAGGTTTGTCTATCAGTCAAGAAACCGCAAGTGAAAGTGCTATTAACGGTGAGTTCTATGATACTCCGCTTGATAGCGTGGGTACACTTGGTTCTTACAAGATTGAATTTGACTTGGTTAAGTACAAACCGGAAGAGATTGCCGCTATGGAAGGCGGTGAGTTTACCGCTGCTACTGGCTTGTACACAATGCCTTTTTCATTCACCAACGTTTACAAGCAGTTCAAGTTGGAGTTCTACAATGGTATTGACTACATTGTTATTTACAAAGGTAAGGTCGCTACCAATTGGGATGGTACTGATTTGAAGACTGCCCCGTTGAAACTGCACATCGCTATCACTGCTTTAGTTGACAATGATGGCAAAACGGTTGAGATGAAGATGGCTGAACCTTCTGTTGGAGGCTAAGACCCATTATAAATCAAGAGAAAGGGCAGTGGCTTGTTTGCTGCTGTCCTTTTTTCTTTAATACACAAATGATAATGGAAGAAAAGGATTTAATTATACCGGACGAGCTAAAGAGGGAAATATCAGAGATTATGACTGACAATCCTACGCTTGTCAAGTTAGGAGATAAGCAGTATAAGGTGCATCGGTTGAGGGCATACTCATACCAGCGTATTTTCCAATTAGCGTTGAAATTACAAAAGGAAGAGGATATTAAGGATGATAAGAGCATGATGTACGCTCTATGTACAGACTTGGACGTAAGTTCCGAGATTGTAGCAATCATTCTTGTTAATCACCTCTTCTCACCAGATGATATAACCGATTATGCGAGTGCGATAGAAGTTATGAGCAGAAATGACAAACTGATAGCTTTTATGAAGGCTCGTATTCTCAACTCTGTATTTGAGCCTGCTCAATGGGCGGCAATCATTATTGAAGCAATAAACAGCATCGACTTATCACCGGTTTTTACGGTGCTCATATCGGGGAAGGCTCTTATGGTTTCGCAGACGAATATGAGGAAGACGGTGGCGGAACAATTAACATTATGGCGGCAAGCCAAATCGGAGATTTAGGTGATTTCATACGTAGCTTTCCGCAGTTTACGTATGACGATTATCTTTATAGATTGTCTATGGCGCAAGTTCTTTTCTTGACAGTAGACAGCACCCATATTAAGTATTTGCGTGGTAAAGACAAGGAAATATGGGAAAAGTTTTGGAAACGACGTAAAAGTGATAGAAGTGAGTTGCAAGCGCCTAAGCGTAGTGTGTTAGATACTATACCAAGAATCAATTGACATACTCCCATTGCTAAAGCAGATGGGTTTTCTTCTAAAATCAAGTAAAAAGTAGCAGAGATGGCAGACAATAAAGATGTAGTTATTAGTGCTTCAATGTCTGATAAGGACTTGTTATCAAGCATTGATGAAACTCTAAAGAAGACGGAAAAGCGTCTGGAAGATTTCACCAACAAGTTGGAAGGTAAGTTGGCGAGTGTGGAGGGCTTTGCCGACCAATTGGGTAAGAATATTGGTAAGGGCTTAGTTGATGGCTTTAACCAACAAATCCGTCCTTTGGAAACAAAGATTTCCGAGTTGGAAGCCAAGCTTAAAAGTTTGGGGGCAACTAATATTGCACAAGGTAATACTGCTGCCACGCAAGCTACTACTACGAATGTATCTGTAGACGTTAATTCCATGAACCAAGCCTTGCAAGTTGCCAATAATTTGCGAGAAGTATTTTCTAAAATACAAGGAAACACTACTCGTATTAAGAATAATATGGAGCAATTGGCTACTGTTAAAACTGATGTGCAAGAGGCAAGAATTAATGTTCACGTTGCTCAAAGGGAGAAGCTACTTCAAAGAGAAATATTGCTCCGGCAGCAGACTGCCAACTTAGCAGCAAGAATAGCAAGAGAAGAGGAGAAGAGTAGAATATCACAAGGAGGTCAAAGCTACGAAAAGGCTATGGCTATGGGCAATAAGTCAATTCAAGAAAGGACTGAAAAGCTAAAAGCCTTGCAGATTGTACAACGTAATCTCTCCACGGATGATGCAGAATATGCAATGAAGCTTCGTAATGTCAATAAAGCTATGGAGGACTTGAAAAAGCAAAATGCGGAAGCTTTATCCAGTGGTATTCAACTTCAAAAGGCAAATAACAGTTTAGCTGAATCATTTAAGAACTTAGGTAAAAGAGTTCTGTTCTATACTGGATTAGGAGCGTTAACTGGCTTTGTAAAAAGTCTTATGGACGTTAGAGGTCAGTATGAATTACTTGAACGTTCGATTGGTGCTGTACTTGGTGACTTTGAAAAAGGTTCTCAGATATTTCGGGAACAACAAGAATTAGCATTAAAATCTCCATTTACCGTATTGGATTTGGCTGGTGCTACGAAACAGCTTGCTGCCTATAATTTTGAAGCGGAAGAGCTTGTAGACGTTTCAAGACGTATGGCAGATATTAGTGCTGCTCTTGGTGTCCCTATGGAACGTCTGACCTACAACTTAGGACAGATTAGAGCACAGACTGTTTTTACAGCAAGGGATGCTCGTGACTTTGCTAATGCTGGTCTTTCTATAACTACAGAGCTTGCTAAGATGTACACTGAACAAGAAGAAAGAATTGTTTCAGTAGGTGATGTCATGGATAGAATGTCTAATAAGATGGTTTCCTTTACTGATGTAATGAAAGTTTTAAATCGTTATACAGATGAAGGCGGTATGTTCTATGACTTCCAAGCAAAGCAAGCTGAAACTTTAGCAGGACAGTTATCTAACTTAACCGATGCTTATGACTTCATGCTAAATGAGATTGGTAAGGAGAATCAAGGCATGTTAACCGGAAGCATATCTCTTGTAAGAAGTCTGTTTGAGAATTGGCGAAGTGTAGCTAATATATTGACAGTTGTTGCTACTGCTTTGGGTGTATATAAGACAGCTCAAATAGCAGTTGCTACTGTACAACTTGCTGCTAATATGAATTTACGCAAGTATTCAGAATATTTGGTAATAGCAAGAAAGGCATTGAGAGATAAGGCTGCTGCGACAAAGCTTGCAGAAGCTTCAACTCAAAACTTGAATAAAACTCTTCTTGCCGTTGCAAAGAATCCTTATGCGGTAATAATTGCTGGATTAGCTGCTTTGGGAGTTGCTATTTATCAAGCATACACAAATGCCACTAAGTTTAGGAAAGAACTGGAAAGCATTACTGCTGGCGGTCTTATAAATGCACAGCAAATGACTTCTGACTTTGACGCTTTAGTAAAGAAGTTAAATGAATCGGAAAAAGGAAGTAGAAATTTCAGCGATGCTTTGAAGGAGATAAACAATACTTATGGCTCATATCTCCCCAATATGTTGACTGAAATCAACTATGCTTCTGAACTTGCTAAAAATTACAATAAAGTTGTAGATGCTATTTATAATAAAGCAAAGTCACAAGCTCTTGAAAAGAGTTATCAAGTAATAACAGAAAAGTACTCTGAACAACAACAAGATGCTATTGCCAATATTATAGAGAAAATGACAGAAGGAGGTATCTCTAAAGTAAATGCACAAGAGATTACCCGAAACTTTGTTGCAAGTTTGGATAAAGGACTTTCCAAAGGTGAAACTTATATGGCAAGATTCTACTCTATCTCTAAGAAGTATCTTGGCGGTTCTACTGCTGAAATGGAAAAGCTTAATCCAGTTGTTCAGTCTTTATTTGGTTCATCCGGAAGCATTGACAAGTTAGGTAAGGCGATTACAGAGCAAAAGAAGGCTATTCAAGAAGTTCGTGAAGCCAGTGATATTATCAGCAATAGACCAACTTATTCCAGTGTAATAGAAGGTCAAGCAATAGATAATATCAATGAGAAATATAAGAAGCTGGAACAAAATCAGAAGAACGAGAAGCTAAGACTTATCGAACTTCAAGCTGCATATAAGAAACTTGGCAATACTTATATGTACGACCAGATAACCGAACAACTTCAAAAGTACAATGTAGAGTTAAAGGATTGGCAGAAGAATGTTAATTCTATTGTTCAGAAAGCTGGAGGTGGTGCTGGTGCAGGCTTTGCCATTAAGCAGGATGAAGATATTTGGAGTTATATTGACCGATTGAAAAAGGAATATAGGTCGCTTACTGCACAACAAGAAGAAATATCTAAAGGTCTTACTGCAAGTCCCGAAGAAAAAGAATATGTTGCCAATCGTTTGAAAGTTGCAAGACAAATTGCCTCTGCATTAAATCTTGACCTTAGCACTCAAAAAGAGATGAATAAGGCAAAGAAGGAGGAAATGGATTTATTGAAGCAACAGATTAAGTTGGTAGATGATATTCAAAAGAAGTTCTTGCAGCTTGTAAAAGACACTGGTAATATAACTTATGCTACCGAAAAGGTAAAGGATGCTTACCAAGACTTATTCGATAATGCGTTTAAGGGTATCAGTGTTGATATTAACGACTTGATTACCTTTGATAAAGGTAGTGCTCCAAAGTTTTATAATAAGATAGCTGAAACCCTCAAATCGCCAGAAGCTAAACAGTTGGTTGCCGGGAAGAAAGCACAGAGTGAGATTGAATATTCTATCTCTATAAATTCTGCAAGTGTTGCTTTGGCAAAACGCAAGATTGAGGGAATGTTCCAAGGCTACGAACTGGAATTGGATATTGAAGGCGCTGGGCAGTTCGGTTCACTGTTCGCTGGCTTGTTTGAATATGACCCAGTTTCACTTGAACAGTTGGAGGCTGATGTTAATGCTACATTGAATAGTTTGAGGGAAAAAGTTTCATCCTTCCAAAAGGAACAGCAGAAATTACAAGACTTAATCAATCAGAACCCTAACGACACAAGAGTTGACAGTTGGAAAAGTTCTCTTAATACTTTGGTTCAGAATGAGAGTGACGCTTCAAAAGCTATTGAAGATATTCAGAAAAGATTAAGCGACACTATCAAACAAGCCGCATTGGATGATTTCAAGAACTTCCAGTCTATTGCAGATAAGTACGCTGAAATGGAGGATAAGATAGCAGAGGTCGAAAGAAAACGTTTGGAAGACCAAGCTTCTATCTCCAATAGAGTTACTGATGCAACTTCTGATTTGGCAAAGCTGGAATTGCAGTTGTCTGTGACTGAAAGCCCCGATGTAAGAGCGGAGATAGAAAGTGAGATTGAAGAGATACAGAACTTTATAAACGAGAAAGCTCCAAAACTCTCTCTTGCTGTTGATACTGGTGCGGAACAAGAAAAGACTAAGATAGCTTTTGAGGAATGGAAGAATACCTCTAATGCTTGGGAGAAATCATTCCAAGACTTGAATGCAATTAGCACTGTGTCGTTAAACAATATGATTGACGAGATAGAGAGGTTTGCGGTAGCTAATAGAGCCAACATGCCAATTAATGAATACAAAGAGTTAATGGCACGTATTAAGGCTTTAAAGACGGAAGTAAATTCTCGTAATCCTTTTGCTTTACTTGCAGACCAAGTTGAGAATTTGAAGGATAACTTTAAAGGACTTGACGGTTCATTTGAAAGTACTGTTGAATATGTAAGTCAGTTGGGTATGTCTGTTAGTTCCATAGGAAACATCTTTGAGCAGATGGGATTTTCCGAGGGAGTTTCTGATACTATATCTACTATTGGTGAAGCTATACAAGGTGCTTCACAAGCTGCACAAGGAATTGCTCAAATAGCAGGAGGAGATATATTAGGTGGAACAATCAACACATTAGGAGGTATCTGGCAAGGAGTATCAGCCATATTCAATGCCGGAAACAAGAAAATCACAAGAGAAGTTGAAAAGAGCGAGAGAAGAGTTAAGCAATTAGAGAACGCTTATAAGAATCTTGAACGTGCTGTTGATAAGTCGATGGGTAAAGCTGAAATTTCAGCGCAGAAGGCAGCTATTGCAAATCAGAAGGCACAGCTTGCAGAAGTTCAACGTCAGCTTCAACTTGAAAAGAGCCGGAAGAAGAAAAACCGCGACCAAGACAAAATCATAGAATTAGAGGGTCAAGTTACCGACTTACAGAATGCCATTGATGATGCTACTACTAATATAGTAAACACTTTGCTCGGTACAGATGTAAAATCTGCCGCAGAAAGCTTTGCCGATTCTTGGATTTCAGCTTGGAAAGAAGGTGCTGATACAATGGAAAATTTAGAGGAGAGCTTCGATGATTTAATAACAAATATGATTGTCAAGTCGCTTGCTTCTACGATTGTCGGAGAACGGTTAAAGAGCATGTTTGCTATGGTTAAGAGATTTACCGAAGAAAACTCTGCTGGCGGTGTAGGTATCACTACCGAAGAAGCCAAACAGATAGCTGACTTAGGTAAAGAGTTAATTCCTTTGATAAACGAGGACTTAAAGAACTTGATGGGTCAGCTTGGTATAGAGTTCGGTAGTGGAGTGAAAGACGCAGCCCTTTCTTCCTTACAGAAAGGAATCTCTTCGGTGACCGAAGAAACTGCTGGGGCTATTGAAGCTTATTTAAATATGGTTAGTGGGCAAGTGTTCCAACAAACTACTATTCTGCAAGGTATATGGGATATGACTAATGTCAATGCAGGAACGATGTCGCAGATGTTACTTCAAATGAGAAGTAGTTATCAGATACTTCAAGCCATTCAAGTTTGGACGGTAAATATTTCTACTGCCGCAGGAAATGGTGTAAATGTTAGGATATTACCCGATTAATTAATATATTTGTAGTGAGGGAGATAGATAAAGGTCGCTCCTTTGTTGAAAGTGGTTACGGTGCACTTCTCCCTCACTATTATTAATACCGTATAAACATCGTAAATATGAAAGAAAATAATGATTTAGGAATATTGATTCCTATTAAAGAGAACAACGGACAAAAAGCGGTTAACGCACGTGATTTACATGCTTTTCTTGAAAGCAAGCAACAATTTGCTGATTGGATAAAAGGGAGAATCAGTAGATATGATTTTGAGGAAGGAAAAGATTTTGAAGTACTTTGCTTTGACTATCAAGGTAACTTATTGAATATCAGACATCATAATTTTATGAAGACTGATAATCAGCAAGTTAGTAAAATAGAATATGCACTGTCAATTGGAATGGCTAAGGAGTTGTCAATGCTTGAAAACAATGAACGAGGAAAGCAGGCAAGAAAGTATTTCATTACATGTGAGGAGAAGGCTGTTTCCGGTATCACATTGCCTAACTTCAATAATCCGGCAGAAGCCGCAAGAGCATGGGCTTTGGAGTATGAAGCAAAACAGCAGGCGTTACTTGAAGCTAAGGAGGCACAAGACAATGTTAAACGCTTGGTGCATGATTCTAAAACTTATACTGCTGGCGAGATTGCAAAGGAAGTTGGTTTGAGGTCTGCAATAGAACTTAACAATCGGTTAGCTAAGATGGAAGTTCAGTTTAAGCAAAACGGTACATGGCTATTATATGCCAAGTATGCCGACTTAGGTTACACTTCTGTTAAGCAAACTGTATTAGATAACGGACGCATTATTTATGATAGAAGGTGGACGGGTGCTGGACGTGATTTTATAGTTTCCTTATTTAAAGAAGAATGATGGAGCATAACTTACTATACTTTTACAAAAACTCTTTGTTACGGGACTTGTGTAGCGAGTACAATAAGGAGTGGAAAGCCTGCAAGGAGGATAGAGAGAAGCTAATGCAGCTTGCCTTGCAGCAACAGAGTATTCCATATATGGCAACTTCAATGTATGAAGGCTGGGGAATGTCCGTAGACTTTTTGAAAAGGGAGTTTGCTGACTATATAAATGGGAAGCACACTTTTAATAATGTTGATGGAGTGGATGGTTATACTTACTCTATGTGGGTAGATAATCACGATTATATAACCTTAAAAGAGGACGTTTCTCACTTCGTCCAATGTGATAGCCGCATATCGGTACAAGAAACTAAATGCCCAACTATATATATATCTAACAAGTCTAATGTTCACTTGGAATTAGACGGATTCAATGCCATACGTATCTATCTGTTTGATGAAAGTGTTTTGACTATTGACTATGTAGACGTACACAGTAATGTTGTAGTCTATATGTATTCTCCCAAATGTGAAGTGAAGGTTTTAGAGAATGATGGTAAAGTAAAAATGTTCACTAAAGACTTACGATTATGAAACAACCAAGAAACATATTATGCGATAAGAGCGCAGCTACAGTGTTCTATAAAGCAGAAGGTGGAAAGAATGTTCAAGAGCCATTGCCCGAAAAGATAATGAATCTGTTCTTATCTTCTTCTCCCTTAGTCCCAACTTTAGCACCATTTACAAAAGAAGACCCGAAATTTGTTGCATTGTTGGATAATGCTTATGAACACATAGCAAATCAAAAAGATTTTTTGACTTTTTCTTTGACGCATCCGAATAAATATTATAATGTTTATGTGTCTAAATCAATAGAGAAGGCAGAAGATGCACCAGAGGGAATACCGGATATGGAAAATGATTATTTAGTATTGAATATCTCATTAGGTGCTAATTATATAGATTTCTATATAACCAACGCAGGAGATGTGTATTATTTATCTTATACGCCATTCTGATTATGTTAGGAGCAAATATATATTTCGTAAAAGCTGGTATTGAAGACTATACCGACTTCACAGTTAAATGGAAAGGTCTTCGTATATTGAAGATGGACGGATTTCTTGCACAAGGAGAACCCAAGAATATCTATACGGCTTCTTGGATTAACAGCAACAAGGAAGATGTCTTCGTACCGGATAAAGTGTGCTACGAAAATCCCGATGTAGAGATTTCGTTTATCATAGATGATTTCCACGATAGTACGGTTGATGTCCGTGCGGTTCACAAGAACTTCATTAGTTATATGACGAGCCACCAAGTGACTATCAAATCTGAATATGCTGGTGCAGAAAGTAAGTTTGTATGTTTAGATTCTTATGAACCTACAACTATAATAGTTAATCGCCCTACTGGTAGGAACTATATTATGGGTACTTTGACTATGCACCGTATAGACGAGAATACCTATCTTTAACTAATAAAAAAGCACCTACTTCGCAGCAGATGCTTTAAAAATGAAAAAACACAAAGTCGAATAACCTATATAGTTAAGATACAATGTATTATGAAGAATGATATGAAAAAGAAAGTGAGAGTTGTTAACGGCTTCAATGCTGCTACGGGTAGCTCAAAGCCATGTTTTTTACCAAGTTCTCTTAGAACTAAATAGTTTATTTATGCCAATATCAAGTGGGAAAATCGTAGCACCCGTCAGTATTGATGATGTCCGCACAGCATTGGGTGTATCAAGTAATGACTTAGGTTATTTGTGCAAGAATACTCATGGTAAAACAAATATGTGGGCAAAGTATAAGCCCGTAATATACCCATCAGAAAATATCAATCTTACAAACTCAAATTGGTGGAAAAGCAGTAATGGGAATTGTGGCATTGATACAAGCGGTGCGCAGGCTGGTACTTATAAGGATATAGTAAGTAAAATGACTTCTGACGGAGCAAATGGATATAAGTATTCACCGCCACAAGGAGGAAGCAATGCACCTTTCCGGCTTCTTGACTTTGAAGGGTATATGCCGGAAGCAATGGCTCCAATTCACTCGTTTACAGTTCCAAAGCAAGTAGATAATCTAAGTGGCAGCACCTTTTTTGCCACAGTAGCTTATAATCCATCGTCTTTAATGGGAGGAAGTCTATCGTTAAGTGATATAGGTGGATTGGTATGGCAGGGCGTGGCTTATACATTAGGGGATATGTACTTTGGTGTATATATGGTTCAGAAAGGAGGAACAAGGGCGCAACGACTGACTGCTGATAGTCCGGGGACAATGCAAGTAAAAGTGCCTACAAATGGATTACCAGTAAACACATATAATGTCTATCCCTTCTTGTCTACTGTAAAGCTTGGCATACTGGACACGGATAAGGCTGCTGGCTATTTCACTTTGCCTAATACTAAGGTTGCCGAGATACAAGTAGTAAGTACCACATATAATATCATCATCAATGCTGGTATTGGAATGATTGCAACTGCATTGACCGTGACTGTTCAAGTCAAGAACCCGACAAGTTCAAGCAAGACCTTTACTAATAATAGCCTGTGGGTTCGCTTCGCTAAATATGACTTGTTTGACCCACTGATGATTGGTGAAACAATATTAGAGTTAGGAACATTCACTGTGGCTGCTGGTGAAACATACACAGTTATTAGAAAGATATTTGATATAGAAGCAGACGAATCCTATAAGGTCTGGGTTACTCTTGATTCATCGAGATATACAGATTCCGTAGTGCCTCTACGACCAATAACGTAACAATAGAAAAGGGGAACTTTCACAAGCTCCCCCTAACCTCTAAATAAACTATGTAATATGGAACAAATACTATTCTCCGACAAGAACTTCCTGCAAGTCCATGATGGTACTTACATTGAAGTCGTTGGAAGCGATGTACTTTCCGAAAGCGTCCTCACTCAACTTGTCATAGGTGAGTTCGTTCTCCTTGTCGCCCTCTTCTTTCATCAGCTTCTCAATGGTATTGTTGAAGTTTTGGAAATATTCATTGAGTTCCTTGCGCTCCTCAAAAGAATATTCGACTTCCTTCCCTTGTGATTGCATTTCCTGCCAGTGTTGGGCTTTCTTCTGCATCTCTTCCATTTTATCGTCTTTCAGCTTCTCGTGTGTCAGCTTGACAAATTCCTCATAGCCTTCACTGATTGGCTTAATAGCACGTAATGCTTTAATAACTTTAAACTTGTCAGCATCCTCCATCTTAGTGAGTTTGCTATCGTTCATTGTCTTATAAACGCTTACAATTTTAGATGTTTTCATTATTATATTGTTTTTAAAATGTTTCTATAAAAAGCATCTATTTTCACAAACCGATGCTCAAAATGAATAACTTACAAAGTTTTAATAAATAAAGGATGTTAATAGTATCTTTCCTTTTCCTCACTCCATACAAACTGATGGTCGCAATGCTTGCATTTAGAATTGACGCCACGAGGGAGGTCAATTTCTTTTCCGCAGTTGGGACATACAGCATTATAAGGAGGATAAACTTGGATAAAGTGTCGGTTAAACTTGGCAACTCCATCTTCTCCGGAATCTCCGAACTTATCCACATATATTTTGATAGCGTTGAGCAAGTCCTTTGCATCGGCTGCGTCAATGTCCTTGTATTTCTCTTTCAAGAACTTCGCCAATATCTTTCTTAAGTCTTCTGCGTTGAAGTCAATATCTTCAAGCTGCAAGGCAGTATCTTTGATATTCCTATCGTGCTCTGTCCTAAGAAACCTTATAGTTTCTTTAATATCTGTCCGTTCAAGATAGTCTGTAACCTCCAAGCTACATCTTTCACGGAACTTAGGTATTTGTTCTTCGGTTTTCTTTTCGTACTCTTTCCCTCTGATAGTAACCATATAAGATTGTATCTCATTGATACCAATAGCTACCATCAGTGAAAAAGAGAAGTCAAGAGGAGAGAGGTTATCTACCCCTCTTGATTTCATCAAGCTCTTTGTCTGCTCGTAATTAACCATTATTTCAATGCTTCTGCTTTGATGTCTTCAATTACAGAATCAATAAGGTCACAAGCCTCTACTTCGATTTCCTTTGAGCCGTTGTAGCTTCTGTTTACTTGTCCCCCATCGGATTCAGAATAAGAGAAGTTGCCGTACTGTCCGGTAGTAGAGTTTACACTACCATTGAATGAATCAATCAATGATTGTGAGTTGATTGTAGCGTCACCTTCCAATGTGATAGTGCCAGTTGTGTTAGACACATGATAGGAAAGTCGCTTGTTGGTAAAAGTTGTTCCAGCCATTTCGTTAAATATTTAAGTTTAGACTTCGCTACAAATGTAGCTTAAATCTGTGAAAGTTCCAAAAAACCTTCCTACTTTCACAAGCAAGAAGGGTATAAGAATATTAAAATCACTCTTAATGAAAAATTGAAAATCAATCTAAACTATCTTCACAGACGGTATTTTTAAGTAGTCAAATTCGACCACTTTAGAATTTTATTGTACAAAATATATCATCGGCAATTTCTTTGAACCTATTAGCTAAAGACTTTAATATCTTTTCTTTGATTATATCTGAATCTTCAAAAGGTTCTTTAAAGATTCTCTCTGTTTCTTCTAAATCTGCCAATATCTGGCGCAAAGCTTTATTTATTTCCTCTGCTCCGTCCTCTGACAGACTTTTGTGTGGGCAAGTCATGATTTTACCGACAAGAGATGATAGGTCTGCATCTACCTTACATTCAAATTGAGTAGCCTTTTGAGTAGTACCTTCTTTACCTTCAAGTTCGATACGCATCATAATGGCGTAGTTTGCAAGGTCAGTCAGCGTATCAGACACCGATTCATAATTAGGCTTCTCATTACTATTAAGCAATGACTTCAATCGGTTAAACTTATCTTCCATGCGAACAATGCCAGCTATATTGCCATGTTCTTTGATTGACTTGCCGAATGAATCGCCATAATCTTTGTTCTTGTTTTCGTAGAGCGTTGCCATTTCAGCAACTATCTCTTTAAATCTTTCTATCTTACTCATGTTGTTAGTTTAATTACCACCAAAATATTCCTCCCCAAATCGCGTAAAAAATGATTAGAGAGAAAAACCATAAAACGCTCATAAAGCCAGCTATAAAAGGATTTCCATAATCGCTAATCTTATATAGCCAGTATATAAATGCAATGCCTATCACGACCGCAACAATGTTACTCCACGTTATCATTCTTCATTTCGGGCGTTTATATCCAAGCTTACACTTGGACAACTTGACGTTTCATCGAGCCACTACTTCTTAGGGAGCTTGCGCCCCGGTCGTCCATAGTTGGGTTCTCACCGTCCAATCCCCGCTGCGCCAGCGGTTGGGTTAATACTATTTTAAATCACTCTGCGTAGCTTGGTTTTCGCTACATTGGCTTTTTTTATAAAAAGCTAAGTGTCACTCCTCATTTCGTTTAAGGCTTCTCCTTCATCAACCTCTCTTTTAGGAATGGCAATTGATTGTTTAAATTCACCACCGTTATCCCTTATCAGAATCTCAATCTTGTTCATTGCCTCACGTTCGATGTTGCAGATTTGTTCCTTCAAATCTTTTACCTTTTCTTCATCAAGCGTTGTTTCAAGAGAAAGATAGCGGATAGTTTCGATATACTTCTGATAAAATTCGTTGCGAGAAATATCGGAAGGTGCTGGCATGAGCATGGTATTACTTTTTGCCAAGTATGAGAAGTACATACACATTACATTGGTGACTTGCAATGTATCTCCTCCAACGGCAAAGGCTGGCTCGGAAAGCGTATAAATCCATCGCTCTGTATGCTGCAATACCTTAACAATCTCTTCCGGCATTTCGTCAGCATGTTCCATCAGTTGAGAGAAGCTGAAACCTTGTACATTCCCATTCTTGTCCTTAACTTCTCCAAATTCTTTGTTTGCTTCGATGCACTCACAGAATGTTCTAAGCCACAGATAAGGATTAGAATAACCGCCACTTACTACATTGGTAAATACGTTTCTATGGAAGTTGGTAGACACAACTGAGTAATCGTCGGTAACTGCAATAGAAATTCCTCTATCGTCCAGTCTGCAATACATGTGTCCTTTGGTCTTTGGCACGAATACATAGGAAGTACCTATGAGTTTTACAAGCTGTGCCTTGCTCATTTTACTAATATCCATCATATCATTTTTGGTTATTTATTTTTCTTTTTTTCGTCCTCGTAAACTAAATACAATTTAGCTTTGACAGCCTCGTCAGATTTCAGAGAGTGGGCGTTTCTTATTCTTTTACTTTTAAGGAATGCAAGAGCTTCTTCCCGGTTACTGATGAATGGGTATATCCACTCCGGCAATTTCTCCTCCTCAACTTTGACATCTTCCATGATAGCTTCTTGACGTTCTTCCAGCAATTCTTCCATTGCCATCTTGTTAGCTTCGTCCAAGTCCATGCTTTCAATGTCAGCTTCCACAAAGTCGGGAACTGGATAGCATTCAAGAATTTCTGTAAATGTCGCCAAGCAGAAATCTTTAACGACTTTGACAGCTTCGTCCTTCTCTTTATTGTACCGACAAATTGCATAGTTTTCTGTTCCGTCAATCCGTCTTACAAGGCAAATTCCTTTGTTAAATTCGGAAACCTTGTCCCAAGTTTTTTTAGGGAGTGACGGAATTTGAAGCGTTGCGAGGCAATCGTCTAAATAGTTATTTTTATCCATTGATTTTCTTTTTTAAGATGAAGCAAAGATAGACTAAATTTTGGAAAGTTCCAAAAAATAAGGGAGAGAATTTAATCCCTCCCCACAAGAAAATTAGAAATGCAATTTGCCAGCTAAAGAATAGGTTTAAAATGCTGTTATATTATGAACCAAAAGTTTGTAGCACAAATGTAGCAATAAACTTTAGTTATTCAAAATATAAATCGGGATTTTCTACAGATTTTGTATCACCATTGCTCTTTGAAACTGGAGATATGTTGTTCAGAGAATACAGATTGATTGTCTGTATGTGGATATTGGTTAACTGAACCTTATCGCCATGTTTGGTTTCTTCCAGCTTGTTGTATATCTTCCCAGTAAGTTCAACTAAGTTGCCTACATTGAAGTTGTCGAGAATGTATCGTGTCATTGTTCCTTTTGCAAGGCATACATGATAATCTATCCTATCAGCTACCTTATAGCCTTTTTGGGTAGTAAAACCCTTTTCGCAAGTTTTGAGTTTCACCATTACCCCATAACTACCGACTTCTCTAATGTCAGTAATCCATCCTACAAGTATAGCCTTATTCATCTATATTAGACCATTCAGAAGTTTCCAACAGAGCTTCAACCATTTGATTGTCAAGAAGTGGATAGGGATAGACTATCGGTTCTCCTTCTTCTGATAATGGTTCAACTTGTGGTACAAGTTCATTATATATTTCCTCATGCAAAAGAGCTTTTGTTTCGTCTACATTCTTTCTTCTGACTTCCCAATCCTTGTCGAATTGTTTCAAGTCTTCTACGGGTATTTCAAGCCAATTCATTTTTACCTCCTTCCCAATAATTTTCAAGCTTTACTTTCTCCTCTTCAACCTCTTCGGGTGTCAAAGATTTATTATAAAGGGCAAAATAGTAGATGGCTCCTTTCAAAAACCTGCGACTTTCATCTCCCACTCTTATAATACCTAAGGTCAATGTATCAGTATCTTCACCATTGCCCACCGTAATCGTACTTCCATTATAAGAATTTTTGGTTTGCCATGAAATTTCACTATTATATAAGTTAATTTGATTATCGGCAGCAAAAGAATAGCAATGGTTAGTTCTACCTTGAATAAGTTCAAAAATAAATGCGCCTTTACCAAAAACCGTACTTTTTGAAGCTATTGAATAATAATCCTTATTTATTATTTCTCTCCTACATATCACTGTATAATCGTTAAGAATAGGCAGATTATTACATATACCGTAATCATCCATTCCGTCAAACACAAGTGCACCTTCATAATTTCCCTCACCAAATCCGCTTTCTGATGTAAAGGCAAAGTTCTTAAGAATCATCTCGTTACCCATCACACCAGTAATACTACCAGGCTTGTCCGCATTGGACAACCCGGACATAAACCATGCATCAACTAAAGAAGGATTGAATGGGTGCTTAACTCCTCCCCCTCCCTTAGTTGATGTATGGCTCATTAGTTTACCAACATTTACTAACATAGGCTATGAATTTGTTTGAATGTCAGTACCCATGATATTGAGTTTTCCTTCTACAACAGAAAGAGTGCCATCATAGACATAAAAGTATTCGACACTGCCAGCAGGCATATAGATAGCTGCTAAGACTGGTCTTTCGTGATTAGGGTCTTCAAACGGCATATTGAAGGTAGTATCTTCATAAGCTGCAAATCGGTAAAGTACCTCTCCTAATTTGAGAGTTTGTCCTTGCTCCACATTATATGCAGTGTCTATAACTACTGCTTGCATGTGGTTATTGTTCTTATCTCTTGCTATTTCCATTTGATTGTAAATTAATTGATTAAACTTGATATAAAGATACAAATTTAGAAATTACCCCCCCCCATAATTAACTTTCATTAACTACATAGGGTTTTATAAGTTTTAAGTATTCCTTTTCCATATACCAACATAAGATTTCATAAGCTGCTTGAATAAGGCTTTTGTTCATTACAAAATGAAGTGAAATGTTATCTTTAGGATGCTTATATCTGATTATCCATTTGCCATTAAAGCTTATGCTCATTTCATATACATCTATTTTGTATGGCATTTTATTGAGTACATCTTGCAAAGTGAACACTCCACAGTCTTCCCGATATGAATGGTCGTAATCTCCCGTTTCAGCATCCAATAGATTAAAGTAAACATCTTGCTCTTTACTATTCACATATTCTAATGCTTCTCCCCAATCTAAAATACAGCCATCATTATCTGTAGCAATTAATACCATACTTGCGTTGCTTGTATCTACTCCTATCTTCTGCAAATGCTGCATCTGTTCAATCAACAATGTTTGATTTTTCATGTAAATTATTCTCTTTTAGTAAGTATTTAAAAAGGGCTTCTTGGGTTTGAAACAATGGTCTGTTCCACTTGGGATAATCATTCCTCAAAGAAGTAGAACCATCTGCAAGTTTATAAACCATTACAAATCTATCATCTGCATACGACCATTCAACACTTATACTACTAATAGTAGTTATACATATTGTATATCCTTGTAGGTAGAACACTGAATCTTGTATTTATTACCATACTATTATTCTTTAGCTACTACTAATTTAATCCCATAATTAGACCCTTCCTTTACCCAAGTAAATGTACCTTTGATTCTACCTTTGACTGCGTTCTGAATCATATCAATAGCATCGCTCATAAATACTTGATAATTGACCTTTAAGTGCCAAAAGTCTTTATTCCTTTCTTGCCACGGACAAAGGTAAATTACTGCTGATGAATAGCCTCCGCCATAATTCTTTATGTATAAGTCCGCTTCAAAGGTATAGTTTTCTCTTTCTTCGTCATAGGGTTCATGTTCCCATGTACATGGCACTCCTTTATAGAAGTGCATCTTCCAAGTTTGTTTCTTCATAATTAGTCTATTAGTTCAAATTCATAAGCAAATGTATAAAGATTATTGTTCCATGTGCCACGACCAGATATTTTATCTATGAGGGCGGCAAAGGCTTCACGTGGAGTATCAAATCCATCGTCTTTGTTTCCCTCAAATTCATAAAATATAGATGGCGGAAACTCATCATCACCCGAATCTTCATATATCCCTTCTTTCAAGCAATCTTCATCGCTAATGTCCTGTAAGCGTTCAACCTTACAATCTGTAAATTCAATATGGCGGGGCATTAGGTCGGCTTTCACAAACATTTTATTAGTCCAACCGGGATGTAATTTCAGTTCAGGCAATATAGAATCCAAGTATTCTAAGTAAGCTGCATTTTTCCCTTTTCTATGAAATCGGTCAACATCCATATAACTTTGCGCAATGGCAACAACTTCTCCAAGTTCATATTTCGGCAATATCTCGCCCATATCAAACTCCCTTTCATCTGCATCGTACATACAAGGAAAGCCAACTATCTCTTTATCAGAAGGACTTCTGTGTATATTGAATCCTGCGACCCATTCTCCTTTAAAAGTTCTAGGGCATTTGATTATTCTTCTCGTCATAGTCTTCCGACATTCCAATACGGCTTGGGTTAAGCCAAATTTATCCGAGAACATTATTTTCTTCATGATTATATAAGTTTTAATGCTTCTTGTATTCCAACTTCCAATGCTTCTTCATAGGTGGTGTCCCACTGACCGCCATCGTTAGGACCTTTAAATATTCCATCGGTTATATGAGTGCCATTATCAGCTTTGCATATATCATAGCCATAGCCGCAAGCGTTTCTAATGATGGAAATATGTAGGTCCTTGGTTTCACGTATCCATTTTTGGGCGATGGATTGTGGCGGTTGGGTACATACTTTTATCGGTAACTCACTATTTGTTCTACTGGTCGTATATTGTCTGCTATCTTCAACATTAATAGCAAGCGAATATGGCTCATTAAACCCTTTCTCTTTCAGAATCTTTGCTGTCTCTAATGTTACAAATTCTTCGGTCATGACTATTCATTTTTAAGTTCTTTCAATACCTTTTTCGCTATCTCATAGTGAGATAACTGCCAATCAGAACAAATATCATCCGCTTCATCATCGTAATGATTGGCGTATACGTATGAGTCCAATTCTTCCCTAAACTGTTCTCCGCATAATCCATTGTCATCACAATCATCGTACATTCTCAATTCATGGGCAACTTCCTTACATTCTTGATGTGTGATAAAGTCATACACGACTCCGTCATATACATTTGTCTGGCGAACATATTTTTGTCCCGGCTGTATCTTATAGCCACAAAACTCACATATATGCTCTTTCTTGGCTGTTGGATAAGTTTCTTTTAGTATTGTTGGCATGGTTATTCCTCCTTTTCTTTAAAGTGTTCGATTAGCTCTTCTACGGTAGCCTTGTGATAATGATTATCTCGTGCACAATCATCGTCATTGGATTTACAAAAAATCCATTCTCCTATTTCAGCATAAACTGTTGCTTCTCCATTGTCCGATCTATCCCAATGATTTACATCGCAAATAAACCACTGATTTTCATTTGTATCATCTCTCAATGCAGCAATAGCCAAGAAAAGTTCTTCGTTGGTTCCGCAATCAACACTATCGGTTTCGTCAGGATGTGGAATGTTACTGAAAAACTCAACACTATATAGACCGTATTCGGGTTCAGTGAAAATACATAAGTCTTCGTTAAGTTCCGCCCCAAACAATCTATATCCCAACTCCTCTAATTTCTTTCTAAGTTTATAGGTGCTCTTGCGTATAAAGCACGGTGTTGTAAATCCCATAGTTATTCCTCCTTTCCAACTTTAACATATCCGTTTTCAATGCACCAACACAGCATCTCGTAGGCTGATTCCAGAAGTGTAGGCTTACTAAAGAATGCAAGTTGAGTAATATCACCATCATCGTAAAATACGCTGACGCCGTTTTCATGGTAATATATGTATAATTCAAACTCATAATCTTCTGTTTCTATACGTTTCGGCAGCTTGTCAAGAATGTCCTGCAAGGTGTAAGCAGGGTATACATGATCTTCACTAAATAGGCTTTCACGCCAAACCGATAATTCCCAATCTGAAATAGGTATTTTACCAAGCATTTGTTTGTACCACAAGAGCATACTTGTATTTCTTAATTCAAGTCCAATCTCCTGTAAATGTTTCATTTGTTCAACTGATAATACTTGTTTTGATTTCATCGTTATTTCTCCTTCTTTACCAATTCAACTTCTGTCGGCTCTTCATCTTCCCATTTTACTTCGGGAAATAAAGAAGAATCTATCTTGTAGAAATCATGGGGATTGTCACTACATAATTGCCAACTTTCCGAATACTTCACGGGTTGCTTTTTATAAAGATACAAATCACCATCTTTGTCTCTTGCTATATACATATTCAATCTCCTTTCTCTTTAATCCGTTCTAGTACATCCCTGTTGACTTCGAGTATTTCATCGAAAGAGGGGATGGGCATCCAAGCTACAACATTATAGGTCTGCAATCCATACAAGAAGGAATTAGTATCTTTTGCGTAGTCTTTTTCTGTCCTATGAGATATATATACTTGTTTCCCATTATAAACTATTACTTTTTGGTTTAAAGAAGGCAGTTTATCTTCAACGCTTATCCACGGGGATTGCTTTGCCTGCCATTCTGCACCAGCTATGAAGTCTTCACTGCAATTACCCTTGCGTAGAACATAATTGTCCGCATCCACTTCTTTGAGAACGTTTCTCCGAAAATATGTTTTACCTATGGAATAATCTTTTGCCGCCTTTTCAATATCTTCTCGTTTCATTCTTCAACTCCTTTCGGTTTGTTAATCGGTTTCCAATGAGTGATAGTAACTTCAAATTCGGATTCATCAAAGTCGTCAAGATAATCTTCAGTCCATCCATATTCACCCCAAACAGATGTAAGATAACCAACTTCTACAATGCCTGTGGTTATTTCCTTGCACTCAGTCCTTAGCAAGCATGGGGTATTTCGTTCCGGCGCATCTTCCGTATTCTCTTTACACTCGTGCCATTCCTCGAACTCATTCCAACGCCTTGCTATCTCTTTGCAAAGGATGTTTGAACTTTCCACATCGCCCAAGTGGATTTCGGCTATTTGGTAATTCATGCCGTCCTTTATACAAAGTTCTGCGTCCAATTCATCAGGACCGAACACACGTTTTCCTCTTGCCGGGATGCAAACCATTTTCAATGTATCAGTATCTAATTCGCCTTTGGCGTATGTCCAATTCAGTTTTATTTTTGTCATAACCCAAAAATATTTTTGTAAAACTCAAAATTTCTGTTTTCTACCTTTGCATCTTCCGGATAATAAGTAGCGCGATGATACCATTCTTGATAGCATTTCGGGCAAAACCATTGATTTAACACAGCTATGTAATAGCCTGTAGATGCAGTTTCGTTGCAGTAGTCACAAATTCCCATTGCACCATATTGCCCTAATTCCTCTACAAGTTCTTTCCGACTTATTTGAATTACCTTGAATCCTTTTTTATTGTCTTTTATATTTGCCATACCATTCCTTTTTTATTCACAAAGCCCATAGTAGCTCATACAACTTGTTGCCACATCATCATCGAACAGAGAACCACCTGCACGTTTACTTTGTACATAACGAACAACATCGCTGATTAGAGGATATTCACCCTTATAATACTTAGATGAAATTTTATCAGGACCGAAAAAACTGCTGTTGAACTGTTGTTCGAGACCTGCAATGTAGCTTATTCTTTCTGGCTCTTGTACGCTGATATTGTAAATGTCTTGTTGTGAAGCCATCACGCAAGGAAAGCAACCAACACGTTTGTAGCCCATTCGGTAGAGCGGATTAGGCTGTATTCCATTTTCAAGTATATAGTCAATCACTTGTTGTGCCGACCAATCGAATACAGGACGCAATAGGTCATCAGCATATTTCTTTCGAAATGCCAATACATCTTTACGACGATAGGTGTGGTACTTGTCCTTACCATTCTTGTCCTTACCGTATGGCTGCACATAATACTTGAAGTACGTACATTGCTTGGACATTTCAGCACGCTTGGCACTCTCGGCAGCACGTATTCCTTGTATAATCAGAACATCATCGTTTACTTCATCGAGTATGTAGTCAATCATCGGAATGGTTTTCAATTCAGATGTGCAGAATCTCCGTTGCGAGGATGGCCAGCGTGATTTCTTTTTTGTCAAATCTACCATGCCGTTAAACTTCTTTGACTTGACGGTAATGAGATTTAAGCCCAGTTGTTCCTGTACTTCTTCGATATATTTATAGGTCAATGGGTGTTCCCAACCTGTATCACAAAATACTGTAATAAAATCTTTTGTTAGGTTATTACGCACCCAAAGAAGTGATGCAAGACTATCTTTGCCACCACTGAATGAAACTATTACTTTCATCCTTTACCTCCTTTCTTCAATTCTGCAATAAGAGCATCAGCACCGCTAATGCTCCACTGGGCTAACGTTTCGCTACTTGCATCCACACACTGATTATGTGAATTGGCTGAAAATCCTTTCATTATCTCTTTCGCAATCTCGTATCTGCGTTGTTCCCAGTCTATGGCTTTTCAAATTCAAGTGCTGTTCCGGGCATTCTTCGACCGTCTTTCGTTATGAATGAACCGCATAAAACCTGCATAGTACCTGACGGTTCAACATCTATGACCTCGCCGGTAGCCTTTACTTTAGCTTTAAGTTTTTCAGCAGCTCTCATTTGTCTCGTGTGTTCTGCTACACAAGTTTTACACCTGTTAGGATATGATTTGCTGAACTCTGAAATATGCTTTGTTTGCCCGCACTCTGTGCATTTTTTATAAATTGAATTGTCCATGGTTATTATTGATTATAAGTTTCTTGAATAGCTTGGAATATCTCATACATTACTTGTGGGACAATCGCATTGCCATATGCCTTTATCGATTCCTGCCGCCACTTTGAAAAGGCAATACCGTCCAATCTGGTGGAAATCCCATCATCTCGGCTACAAACAGGGGATTGAGTTGGGAAGTTTTTCCACCGTTCTGCGAATGATGCTCTCCTAACATTACCGGCAGGTTGCACAGAGCATCCGTCCTCATTTTCCCATTTTTTCTTTTCAATGCTTGTGGGGAAACGGAGGGTTGATAGTCCCTCGCTGCTGGAGTAGGGAGCATCCCATTCACCGCCATTGCTGTCAAAGCTGTGCCCATTTGACTGTTCGGATTGTATTTCTTGCTGTACTTGTCCGCTTCCCGGGCATTGGGAGTAGGAAGCAACCGAACCATTCTCGCAAGTCCTACGCTTCCGTTCTGTCCGTTCTGATTGATTCTCCTCGGAGTCCCGTTTCTGGTCGTAACAAATTGGTCGTTCTTTCCAATTATCGCTCCGGTTGTTGCATCGCTCGCCATCGGAGTGGGAAGAAGCCCGAACGCAGCCCCTGACGAAAGGTTGTTGAGTTTCGTACCCGTTCTGTCTTTCGTTCTCGCAGCAGCTTTCATGGGGTGTTCCACCACTTCCACGGCACGTGGTGTCGGAAGCAGTCCTACCGGATAGAATGTTGTCTTCCCATTTTCGTTGCATACCTTTAACCCCTGCGTCTGCACGGTGGGCAATAAAGAAGACACGGTCTCTTCTGTGCGGCGCTCCGACGGCACAAGCCGGAATAACAACCGGTTGGACGAAATATCCTTCACGTTCAAGGTCGTTACACACTGTTTCGACGACGTATTCCTGCCGATGCAATATTCTTTTTCGGTCAACCTCTCCGAACAGAGATTCTTCACGTCCCAACGCAGTTTCACTGCCGGGTTGTACCATTGAGAGGATTCCAGCAACGTTTTCACCAACAACCCAATCGGGCTGAATCTCCCGTATCGCTCGTAGCATTTCCGGCCAGAGGTAGCGGTCATCTTCCGCTCCCTTTCGCTGTCCGGCGCAAGAAAAAGGCTGGCAGGGAAAACCTCCGGTGAGGACATTGATTTTTCCACGCCACTCTGTAAAATTTGTTTTCGTGATGTCTTCATAACTTTTGCTGTTTGGGAACCAATAATCAAGTATTTTTCTCCCGAACGGGTTTATTTCACAATGGAACATATTTTTCCAGCCCATTTCCTCGGCAGCTATTTCCGGACCACCGATGCCGCTGAACAAACTACCATGGGTAAACTTATTCTTTTCCATGATTACGGATTTTTTGTTTTTGCTACTTTAGTTGGTTCATAGTACTTGCATTTGTCTGTTCCCGGATTGTATGCTGGCCATACCCATTGCAAACGTGTATCGGGTGGATCGGGCAAATAGCGTTTACAACTCTTGCGGATTGAGCAGGTAACGCCCGAACAATAACTATAATCTGTATTCATCGTCATAATGTTTTTAATTAGTTTACTGTTTTCTGAATGACTGCTCATTGCCGAAATTGATGATTAGCATCATTTCACGGAAACGGTCTGCAATTCGTTCGTCGTAATATTCTGCAATTTCTTTTGCCGTAAGATTGGATGAGACCAGCGTACAGAACTGCTCTTCATAGCGAAAAGACAGCATATCCATGGCGGCGGTTACGTAATCGCCATAATGAATGCTTTCTTTCGGTTCGGAGCCGAGTTCGTCGATTGCGAGTATTTCGATTTGGCGCAGCCTTTTGTAGCGTGCCACATCGGAGGTGTTGTCGCGTGTGGGATTGTTATACGCTTTAGCCAGCAAGACGAGTTCTTTAGCCGATACCATCATGTAGCCGCGTATCGGATATGCATCCGCATTGCTGTTATACCCCTCATCAGAGCGCAAGTAGTTTATAAGGTTTTGCAATGCACGCAGAATGGTGGTTTTCCCATTTCCGGCATCGCCGCAAAGGAACAATCCGAAAGTGGAGGCTTCCGATGTAATCCAATTGGAAATGTCCCAAAGGTGCTTTTTGTATTGTTCGGTGGCATTAAATTCCCTATGCCTATGAGCAACTTCCACCCGGCACGCTTCATATAGCATAGCGTAAACTTGCTTGGCGGTATATGGCAATCTAAAACGAGTTACCATATGTTTTCTCTTCATCAGAATTGAGAAGATTACCTCTGCGTTGATTTCTGCTTTCGGGTCTAACTTTATCATCTTTTCTTTTATTTTTATCATTTACAATTCTCAACCATGCGTTGAAGTGCTGTTTGGCATCCTGTAAGGAAGAATGCCGGTCTTTCCCGTCTGCCAGGCATTGCACCCGGAAGTCGTCAAGACTGCTGCGCAAAGAGGAAATATTCGTTGCATGAAGCACTTGTAATTGGTCAAGCCAACACTCGTCTTTTTTCAGTTCGGCAATTTCTTCATCGATAGTCATGGAGTAAGGCTCGTATTGCAGTTCGTTTTGCACTGTTGTACTACCTTGTATCGTTTGTGGATTGTCATTCTTTCGTGGCAGTTTTTCAGTTTGTTTGGGCTTTCTTTTCTCGATTAGGTTATAATCCCCAATATAGCAAACACGACGGCACTGTACGCATATACGACTATACCTTTCCTGAATACCTTTAGAAGTCAATACTTTTTCAGCGTCAAACAATTCTTTTGAAAACAACCCCAGTGTCAGGCAGGTTTTGATTACTTCTGATATATATGCCTCCTCAAATCCCGTAAGCTCCGAGCAAATGAAAGGCAACTCTTTATCCCACTTCATATAATACCCACTCTTGTAGATATTGCAGAGCAGCAGAGCATATACCGTTATAGCTTTTCCACCTTGATACTTGATTAGTTTTCTTATTTTAAGGTCGTTAAATATATCTATATCCAGAGGGAAATAGTCAAGACCTTTTTTAAAAGTTCGTGCCATATCTGACTTTTTTAAAATTCATTTCTCAAATAATCATCCACTTCACGAATGAAATCATCTAGCGAAAAGCACAGAACATATTTGTATTCTCCGTTTTCACATATTATCTTTTGCCATTCTTTTTGTGATGGAGATTGATAGCCGCCTTTCTTTTTCATTTCAATGAGCAGCGCACCATAATCACGATTGCTTTTCAACAGAATCAAATCGGATACACCGGCTGTTACGCCCTCAGCTTTCAATTTGCCACCTGTAACAGTATCACGTCTTCCTCCGTTCGGCACAGCAAACAACCGGCCTTTTAACTTCGGATACTTCAAATTGAACCACTTTACGCAAGAGCATTGTATGCGATGTTCCTCATCGTCATATTTTTGCTTCTTTTTTCGTTTCCTTTCCATTTGAAGCATTTCCTCAAGTGTCATTGTCGCTTTGCTTTTCGGGTGTAACAATGGTGTCTTTTCCGGTCTTGTCTACTACAACTTTTTTCCCACCAACGGTTATCGTTGTCCTGCAACCTTCGGGGAGAGATTGTATGAAATTTCGTACAACAGGCGAATTGGCATTTTCACTGATGGTATCCGTAATGGACTCATCTGCGGCATATGGATAGACGTCCATAATGGCAGTTTCCGCTACCGATGCAATTTGGTAGTCGGCCATTGTGCCTTTCATACCCTCATCCAGTTTATTTACTGCATCACGCAAGTCGGCTGCTTGTACCAGTACGTTGGTAGCCGTCTTTTTTTCTGCTCCACTTTTTTCATCTGAGGTAATGAAATACAGCTTGCACTTGAACCAGCGGTCGGCACTGTCTTCCTCACAGGGAAAGAGCTCGCTATAGTTGGCACGTTTAATGTCGGAAACTGTAAACTCACCGGAAATAAAGGGTGTCATTTCTTCAATGATGCGTGCTTCCGCTTCCGTGAAGCTGAGCGCGTCAACCAGATAGGGTTCTGTTACTTTCTTGTTCATTCCGTTATCCATTGTCTTTTCATAACGGATTTTACATTCAAACCACGTGTGCATCATGAGTTCATTTTTTCTTTGAGTTGTTTACTGACTACAAGTTTTACTGTTCGTCTTGCCGGAATGATTACCGTTGTTCTCTTGTAGATATTACGGGCTTTCCTTTCTTTTGTGATATAAGTCTTGATAGTGCCAAAACCACGTATATAGACACTTTCACCTTTACAAAGTGCTTTCTCAATAGCATCAAAAGCACAATCTACGGCTTGAATAGCCTGTGAGCGACTAATAGTCGTATTGTTGATAACATGTTCAACGATCTCAATTTTTCTCATTGTTTTTATTTTTATTAAAATGATAGATCACTATTGTTTGGTCTACAATTCTCAGTTTTGTATTGAGTATTTTCAACTGATTTTTTCATTATGATTCTTGATTTAAATCCGCAGATAGAAGTAGGACGATGGCTGCAATGGCAAAACTCATTCCTAAAATGGCATACGTATATGCTTTAGAGGATTTGGATTCAAAAGCAAAATGAAAGTTAACAGCAAAAATGATGATATTCAAAACAATAAATATTATATCAAAATAGATTCTCATATTACTTCTTTATTTACTGGTTACTATTATTTTTCCTCATAATCACAAATGCTAATAGGGATTCTTGTTAAATGTTAACGAAAGCCCATTTGTAGCGGCTGTTATTTCTATCTCTGGATATAATCTTTCTATTCCATGGATAAACTCCGTAGCATTGCTGTTATTGTCGGACAGATGCAGGAGTAGAATGTTGCATACTTGAGACAGGTCATTGGCTTGCAATGTGAGGAGACAGTTATCATAGGACATGTGCGACTTAATGGTGCGTTCGTAGCGTTTCTTGTCAATGCGCCCGGCAGTGAAATTTGCATCAAGAATTTCCTTGCTATAATTGCACTCCAACATTACATTGTTAAGACCGGGAAATTTGTATTTTAGGAAATAGGTGTCTGTGGCAAACAGCACTGTTCCGCACTCTTCATGACGGATGAGGTATCCGTAAGGTTCCGCAGCATCATGTTGTACAGGGAACGGTATCACTCTAAATCCATTTATCACAACTTGTTCGAATGGCAACAGCCCTTTTGCCCAATAGCTGGAAGAGAAACCAAGCGCATGTTTTGTGCCTTGACTCATATAGCAAGGTATGCAGGCGTTTATAAAATCGCCCACACATTTGGCATGGTCGCCATGCTCATGGCTGACGATACAACCAACAATGCTGTTTAGATTGAAGTCAAGAACTTTTTTTACTTTGTTGAACTTAACTCCGGCTTCCACTGCAAGTACCTCACCAGTCTTTTCAGACTGGAAGAGGTAACAGTTGCCTGATGATGAAGAACCTAACACATGAAGTTTCATTTCAAATAGGATTAATAGCCCGGTCCATCATCCTCGGTTGAGGCTTGGTTTTCGGTACTTGTTTCACCTTGGGGCTCTTTAATTTCTCCTGTTTCAGGGTCAACACCTGCCGGAACTTCGTTGGAAACCGGAGCTACTGCATCATCAAAACTGATAGTGCCTTTGTTGGCTTGCGTGGAAATTTCTTTCGCAACCTGTTCTGTAACATCGACATAATCGGCGTCCTCTACATTTTCTTCAACGGTACGCATACCCATTGACAGTTCCGGTGAGTATGTAGAGCACCAGAACGAGGCGGCACGGTAACGTAACATCTGTTCGGGCATAGTACGCCACTTGCTGCCGTTTTTGCTATACCAACCCTCATCAATCGCCATTTGTATGGTAACGGCTGTACCACGTAAGGCAAGTGGTGATTTTGATGTAACCGGTTTTCCGTTCTCATCATGCGTAACACCTTTAGGAGTAGTCCATGCCACACACTTGACATTTGCCACACCGTTATTGCAAACTCCATTTGATGTCAATTCAAACTTCAGTGGTTCAAAGCGTCCACAAGTATTGATAGTGGCAATTAGGAACTTGGACGACCAAGATGGGCGACCATATACAATGTACAAGTTCTGCATTACCATAAGAGGGGATGCGCCAATGCGTGTGGCCACATCGAATGCGATTACGCAGTTGGCTACTGCTTCGGCTTCAGAGACCGTTTTTTTAGGTCCTTCTCCGGTCTTACCGCCAACAACACCGCCAATGCGGTAACTTTCGGGTACAAGACTGGAATTGGCAAACATGGTGGAGAAACGGTTGAGCGTTTCAATGGTTGTCGGGTCAAAGAAGTTGATGCCAACAGGAACGTTACTTTGATGTGTAACCGGTGTGATTTGTCTTTCGTTCATAATTCTAATAATTAAAGATTTAACTATTTATTTTACTGTTAGTTGACTGTCTGTTGTAACCTGCAAGAATATCATTTGTGCGTTGGAAGCAATGAATGTATTCACGCTTTCGGCACGGTCAATGAACATTGGAGCATAGACTTCGTAATGCCTTGCCAATGTGTTGGTGATGTCAATACCTGCGTTCACTTGCTTTGCTGTATTGCACGTACCATAGGACACACCATCAATTATAGGGATACATACTTCGTATTCGTTTCCGTCAAGAGTGGTATCGAAAAGTTTCCAGTGTACCATGCCAAACAGCGAGTTCAAACGGCTCTCACAATCATCAATGCGAGCTTTGGCAAACTTAGCAGCTATATATTCACGTTTCTCTATGTCGGCTATCTTCTGTGCGAGTTCACGACCTTCCTTTTCAAGACGCTCTATTTCTTTATCATAGTTGGCGATAATGGTACGGTTGTTTAGTTGGATTTCCAAGTTCTTAATAGCAGATTTCACCAACTCGGCACGTTCGGACAGTTCGGTATCTGTCTGAGTATATGTGATATTTGCTATTTCTTTTTCTATCTCATCCAAACGTTTTAGGTTTGCTGCATACGCAGGCAGCTCGTTTTCGTTGATGGCGGACGGTGCTGCTTTCGGGGTGGATTTCAGACGATCATACAGCCCTGCAATACATTCGTCAATGGCAGTAATCTTTTTGGAATGCTCTACAAGTTCTTCATTACGCCTGTTTAATTCCTCTCGGTATGATTCGACTTGTGTCGACAGGGATTTTCCACGTGATTGATTCTCTTTGAGCCTGTTTTGTTTATATTCTTCAAACTTTTGGAGAGCGTCTTGTATCATATTGTCGGGTAAAGGCTGGCCGCAATGAGGACAGATATTATCACCGGTGTACTGTGTGGCACGAATGGATGCCCATTCGGAACGTAATTCTTCAAGTCTGCTTGTTGTTCTAGTTATTTCTTCGTTCAAATACTTGATGCGTTCTTTTGCACGGGTAATGTCTATATTGCAATCCGATCGTTCGGAATGAATATTCTTCAACTCTTTCTCGATTTCATTACGTGTTTCGTTCTGCTTATCGGCTTCCTCCTGACGACTTCTCCTTTCTGCGGCAAGAATATCCTTCTGTTGCTGTTCGATTTGCCGTTTTTCACGGTTCAGCGCAGCTTTTTTATCGATGGCAGATTGCTTGCGAGCATCTTCAGAATGCAGAAGTTCGTTTATTTCTTCCAGCTCTTTCTTTTTGTCGGTGAGCATTTCTTCCAATGAGTTCCAATCCTCGGCTTCTGGTTTCATCTTGTCCGTTTGGTCGATACGTGGCTTGATTTCATCCGCTTGCATTTTTAGACGTTTTTTCTCTGCGGCAATCTGCCGACGATAATCCGCCAATGATTTGCCACTCAACATGTCTACGAGAGCGGTAAATTCTGCATTTCCCTGCGCCAATTCGTTGTCTGTTTTGGCTCCGGCAATGGACATTAACACTTCACGTTGAACATCTTGTTTTAACGATAGGAAATACTCGGTATTGGTTAGCATCTTGAAAAGGTTCTCATCAATGATTTCGGCATTTATACGTTCCTTATACTCATTGACACGAACAGGTACGCCGTCCCATGTGCATTCGGTGACATTCCCCTTGAACACTTCCTCTACTTGTCCACGAGGTTTGACCCATTGCTCCTTATACTCTCGTTTGATGGTAATTTCCGTTCCATCAACGACTAATGTTCCCTCTACGGAGCATTCACAATGCTGTAGGGGATTGCCCTTTTCGTCTGTGGTGCGCAAGTTGAAGTCTTTACGGTCTTTGCTGTCCTTGCCGAAAAGCAGCCAACAGAACGCATCCATGTGCCTGGACTTGCCGAGACCGTTACGACCACAGATACGTGTAACAGTGCCATCTGTATGGAACTGTGTTGTCCTTTCTTTTTCTCCACGCCAGTTGCGAAGCGTGATTGATTTTAGCTGAATTGCTTTCATCTACTTTGATTTTTAATAGTGAAAAAATAGTGGGAGGAACAGGATTTGAACCTGTGTCCTGCTGCATCTTGGCCATTTGGGTACGTACCGCCGCTCTATCCGCTGAGCTATCCTCCCTTATCATTTGAAATAGTCTTGTTGTAACCTTTGTAGTGTACGCAGTTCGATTGTGCGGTATTCAACTTTGCCCGGACGCTTGCAGGGGGTTATTTTACCCTGCTTGCGCCATCTATCCACATTGCCACGCCCAAACATAGCGTATGCTTTTCGCTGGCTGACCATTTCGGGGTCATTGTGTGTATCGGCAAGCATACGGACTACAGAGGACGCTACATCGCGGACGAAAGTGTCATAAGTAACGGATTTATCGGGAAAATCAATAGTGAGCATAGGATTACGGATTAAAGTGAATACTCTGCACGATAATTTTCATCGGTTTTAATGAAATATGTAAGCACTTTTATTAGGGAACGTTTAGAACCGGGCTTGGCAATAGAGTTAACCAGACTTTCTCTCTTTTGCTTGTCTGTAGCAATAAAGATGTAGCCCACGTGTCTTGCTTCCGGTTTAAGAGGCTTGATTTGAGAATTTAATTTTTTGAAATTGATAGACATGATATTGTAAGTTAAGAGGTTATTTGTTTTCATTTTGAAACTCCATCCATGATATACGTACCAGTTTCCATGTGAGAAAGATGAATACAGCTGATACAAGATAGCCAATGAACGATGCGATGTTTCCAAGTATGATATGTGCCACAATGCTGACAACCACCGCAAAAAGCATGATGCAGGATAGTATCAGTTGTGAAATATTTACAAATTTGTTCATGATGATTACAAATTACGATATTCTGATTACTGTTATGATACGCTTTTCTCGGTCCGTTTCTGTCTGGTACTTACGATTCAGGATAAGTCCGAGATCGGAAGCCTGAGCACGGACGCTCTTAGTCTTTTCAATGGGGAAAGTAACCGTTTTACCTACTTCCAAATCCGTTAAAGTTGGACGTACTTTTACTTGATTTTCTGCCATTTTATTTGTTTTTTATGGGTTATTGTTTAACTTTATAGTGCAAAACTAATATATTTATTCGTGGCGAACAAATATTTTCGTCATAAAATTTAGTGTATGCGAAATTAAATATTAGTCGACTAATTCAAGTTCCTGTAAATCATGAATTTAGAAATTGTTAGAAAATTGAGCGAAAACAGAGGTGGTGGATTAAAGAAACTTGCTGCTGATGTTGGAATGAGCGAACAAAATCTACATAGATGCATTAGAAACAATAAGATTCAAGCGGCAGACTTAGAGAAGATTGCTTTTCTATTAAAAGCTGACATACGAATTTTTTTTGATGATGAAGTATCAAGACTATCAAATAATACAGTTGAAACAAACGGCGATTTTAGTCCTGCTTCGATGATGGGCAACGTGTCTGTAGGCACAGATGCTATTCTTGTAGAACGAGTGAAGCATTTGGAAGAATTGTTGGCTGAAAAGGAGAGGTTGATTAAGGTTTATGAAAAGTTAGTAGAGGGAAAAAAATGAGATATATAGTTGGAATAATATGTCTTATTACTTCTTTACTGTTATGTGCTTGCAGTGAAGATGACGAGAAAGGCGCTGAACGCTATTCGGGTGTATTTTTGAGTATGGAGGCTATAGATGCTATTACTCCGGAAGATTCTTTTTCTGATGTCATATTGCATAATGTTGAGTTTGAAAAAGTGGAAGTAGGAAAAGGAGAGCCTATAGAAGCTGGTGATTACACTGTGAAGACAGAAACTACTTACGACTTAATCATGCGAGAATCCGAAGCTGATCTGTATATAAAAACAGAAAAAAGAACAGATAAAATGTTTGAGGCAACTTGTGTATATAAATATGTTTTTAAGCAGGGAACTTACGGAGTGATTGAAGTATCAGAAAATGCTATTACGGTCAACGGATATCCATATTGTAAACTTCAAAAATTTACACTAATACGTACTGAGCCAATTGGAGAAAAATATTCCAAACAAGATACAGAGACAGAAAATTACAAGGGAGTATTCTCCTGCAAAAGCAATGGTAGAAGCATAACTTTGTCAAATAGTGATTATATGTTTGAAGCCGCGCTTGGTGGTAACGAATGTAGGTTAACAGAATTATCTCCTGAACATAAAAATATCGGCACATTAGAAAAGCAATGAACGGAGAGTACCCATATTGTAAAACAGAGCCTTTTATGGATGAATTGAAAAAAGCCGCATTCAATGCTATCTACAAAGATGGTTGTGATAATTGTGGAGATTGGATAGATACATTGGTAAACTGTTATTCCGAAGAAGTGGTGGACGCTCTTGGGAATAATCCCAATGAGGTTTATGCAGAATTGGAAGATATATGGGAAACCATGGATTATGAAGACCCTCGAACCGGTATTTGCCTAACTTATCAGAATTGGGCAGAATATTTCACAGGGGAGTTTGCCCATACAATCTACAATGAATTGATTAAATCAAAGCAGGTGAACGAACGTAAATAATCCGTTTTAAAGCGTTCAAACCTTTAAGATGATTAAAAGTATCGTTTTTCGTATTTGTGTTGATTGTGGCTTATCTATTTGCCTTAAATGGGTAATATATCAAGACTGGTAGCGGCGAGTTCTTCGATAAATGGACGAAAACATTAATCATAATAGACAGATACGAAGAAATTGAATAAACGAATATTGTTGAGAAGTATTATATAACTCATTGAAAAGTATCTTATTTTGGCAGCGGCGCAGGCTGCAATCGAGGAATAGCACGATATAGCTGATACTCAATAAAATAGGCGGTATGTTTTTCGTTTGCAAAGGCTTACCGCCTATTCAATTATAATGATTGATAATGCTTCCATTGTACTATTGCGGGCAATACAATAACAGCCTTTTGTTGCATGTACACTATAACCGCCTTCATCGTATGGCTTCCTATAGTTGTTGTAACAAGCACTTGGTATGGCAAAAGTTTATGAATGATGAAATAGTCGTATACTCATACAGATATGGAAAGAACTGACTACATAGAAAGACGCGAGGATATGGTTTCTTTATCTGCTGTTACGTTCCGGAGATATTGGATTGCCCGTTTATCGGATGATGATTATTGGAGTGTTGCTTTGGAGAATAATCTATGGCTCATGCAACAGAGATACCATATACAGGCAAATCACATCGTGACCCAACTTCTTAAGTTGGTAAAAGAGATAAAAGCAGGTGACGTATTGCTGTTAACCCATCCTAATAAAACCATATACGCTTATGGTTACGTTGTGAAATGCCCTTTTCAAACAGACCGGATATCCTCGTTGTCAGACATTATCAGCAGCAACAGGTATGACTATGATAGCGGAATTGTACGTTTTAAGGATACTGATGTTTTCTATGAAGACTTGCGAAACGGCGTTAATGATTGGGGGCAACGCATATCTGTTGATCAATGGCACTATTACAGTCAAGATTCAAGAGTTCTGAATTATGGCTGTGGCTATGCCTGCATCAAAGGCAATGCAAGACAATCTATCTTTGAGGTAGATGCCGGGTTTGCAAAGAGCAAAATGGAAGAATTGGAAAAACAATATAATAAGAAGAATATGTTTATCAGTAATATTGCTAAGTTGTTGCTGTCAAAGCGTAACATTATACTTCAGGGTGCACCTGGTACTGGCAAGACCTATAATACTGCTGCCATCGCTTTGAAGGCATTAGGCATCACGGATACGGATCTGACAGATCATACTGCCGTCATGGAACGCTATAATTCTTTGCTTGGAGACCAAATCTTTTTTACCACATTTCATCAGTCTCTCGATTATGAAGATTTTGTTGAAGGACTGAAACCTCATGTGCAGACAGATGAGAATGGTAACTCTATTGGTGTAACCTATGAGCCGGAAGATGGAATTTTTAAACGTGCTTGTAATGCTGTGCAAACCGATCAGAGCAAAGATATTGTCGAGTGCATAGATGACTACCTTCAGAAGATAAAGGGTTATGAAAACAAACGCGAGATTCCTACTGTTTCTGGCAAATCTTCGCTCTTCGTTTGGTGGAAGGAAGGCAATTCAACCATAAGTAGCCGCAGTACCAGTTCTACATGTTCACGCGGGGAGGAGTATACTCCTTCGCCAATGAATATTGAGAAAGTGAAACTTCAGGCTTTAGGAAAAGGTTGTGAAAACAATTGGCAGGCTTATGCGCAGGCTTTCATCAATGCAGTAAAGGAGGAGTATGGGGCTATTGCCGATAAACGTGTTGTACTTATCATCGATGAGATAAACCGTGGCAATGTATCAAAAATCTTTGGCGAACTTATTACTTTGCTGGAAGCTGACAAGAGAAGTCAAGGTGCTCACCCGATTAAGGTTATGTTGCCATATACAAAGGCAGAGTTTGAGGTGCCTTCAAATTTATACATTATCGGTACGATGAATACGACGGACAGAAGTACAGGTACTCTTGATTATGCCTTACGTAGAAGATTTGCTTTTGTAACATTGAAAGCAGATGAATCTATTATTGAGAAATATTACAACGAAGCAGGCAATCGGGAACTTGGTGATATAGCTGGTGCTTTATTCAAGGACATCAGGAAATTCATCGAGAATCCTAAACATCTTTGCGGAGATATGAGTATTGACGACCTTATGATTGGACACAGTTTTTTCATGGCGGAAGATAAGGAGGAGTTGCTTGCCAAAGTTGAATATGAAATTATCCCGCTTATCAATGAATATATCAACGATGGTATCCTCGCTGTAAAGAATACTCAAAAGGAATCTGCTTTTGATTCATGGCTGCATCTGACTCCTATCGGAGAAGCGGAGCAAGACGACCCGGATGAGGACGAACGGTAA